CATTTTATTATATACATTTTATTATATACATTTTATTATATACATTTTATTATATACATTTTATTATATACATTTTATTATATACATTTTATTATATACATTTTATTATATAACAAGTGCTGTTAAACTAGCATTTTCATAATAAGAAGATAATAAAGATGATTTATCACTTACAATTCTCATTGAATAATAATATGTTCCAGATACAAGAGGCTGATGTATAACCGTTGTACTTAACCCAGAACCAACATAAGAGGTAGATACATTTGTACATGTTAAACTAGTAGTTAAATTGTTTTGTTCTCCACTTGAGTTTGCAACTGAGATGTCAGTACTTGAAAATATCGCATTATTTGCTAAATTAGTATAAGATAAACTTGGTGTAGATGTTGTACCGTAGCCAATAGTCAATGCTACTTCATATGAAGAAGCCGCCAATAAAAACTGAATATTAGCAATTAATAACACTGTTTTACCAGCTGCAACATTAACAGTTAACACATTTCCAACAAATTGAGCATTATTAGATGTTATTACAATATTACTACCATCTAATCCACTTGTAACAACTGCAACACTAGATCCTGGAGGACCCTGATCACCCTTACAACCTCTTCCCTGAGGTCCTTGCGGTCCTTGAGGTCCAGTCATTCCTTGTACTCCAGCAGGACCAATTATAGCAGGGCCTTGTGGACCAACAGGTCCTTGTGGTCCTTGAACTTTTAAATTACAACATCTATTAGCTCCTAAATAGGCAGAATAATTACTATAATAATTTGACATTTATATATAAATATAATATATAAATATAAAATAGAAATATAAGTATATTGGTTGTATTAAACTTTGTATATTAATTATATTATACATATAGTAATTACACTAGCTGTAAATGTAAATCTTATGTAGATGGTAAACTAGCTAAGCATAATTTTATACTACCAAGACTCGCAACATCGTATTTAACAACCAAAGGTAAATTGTTCTCCAAATAAATTTCAATTTGTGAACATAAATTTGTGCACTTTATAAAATACCCTAGGTTTTTCAATGAAAACTCACCTTGAATTACTTTTGAAGAATCTTGTTTCAATAAAAAGCCCATACTTCCATCTGATTCTGCACGATGAATTTCAGCAGAAGCAAATTGTCCAGAACACTTAAAAATCAATTCATTTCCAACAGATTTAATTTCTAACTTGTCTGAAATACAAGATAAATCACGGATAATTTTTTGAAAATCAGCAGACGGTAAATTAATAATAGAAGAAAATTTCACATCAGGATACTGCAATTCTTCGGGTTCTGGCTCTATTAATTTAAGTTTCTGGGTCTTACATTGCTTAATCTCTCCATTCTCAAATTTCAATGCAAGATAAGAAACTATCCCATCAACATAGTCTGAGTTTTCAATATATATAGTTAATGTATCATCATTATCAATTGAATTTATTAATTTAAATAAATGAAACATATTCACTCCAATAATAATCTTTTCTTTTTTACATTCATAAAATTCAAAATTTTGAGCATCTAGATATAAATGAGCTAAAATAGTGTGTGATTTGTCCATATTAATAATACGAATTCCATCTGGCTCAAAAGTTATATTTGTTTCTAAAAGAATATCTTTCAAGGCAGTCATCAAAGTTCTAAAAGGTGCAATTTGAACCGTCTTTATAGTTAAAACATTATCATCTGTTTGAGATAAATGATTTTTATGTGAAAATGTAGACATTATATTACATTTTATTTTACAATCTTTAAATACTTATGTTTGGAAATATTTAACGCAGTATTTATATTTTTGTAAACCATTGCAGATTTACACATTTATACAACATTTAAAAACATTTAAAAACATTTAAAAACATTTAAACTACAAAATAGAATGACTGATCTGACAGATAAATGTATCGCATCATTATTAAATTTATTTAAAATATATGAAAATAATGATTATATGTTACAACGTATTCAAAATCATATTATCAACTATTTACCAAATACCCTTTCAAATGAATACAAAAATTATGAAAGACGCATAGATCGCAATAATTATTTGACTAATGAACAACATATTTTTATTCAAGTTTTTCTAAGTAAAAATCAATATTTCTATTTACCAAATAACAATTTATTCTATGAGTATAATAGTAAAAACTATTTTATTGTTAAAGAAGATGATATAATTCATAAACTTTTATCTAGTATTTCTAAAGACAGAATACTTTTACAATGGAAACATAAAACCAAAATTAATATAATAAAACAAATAAAAGATAGAAGTCTTTTCTCTTCTATTCCTGAAAGCGATACTATTCAAAATGTATTAAATGTTTTATATCCATCTATTTTTTCTTCTAAAAATAGTGCAAAATATTTTTTAACTATTATTGGAGATAATATTTTAAAAAAAAATTCACATCTTATTTTGTTAGTTAATCAAAAAATGAAAAAATTTTTAAATGAATTAGACAATATTGCAGTAGGGTCTATTGGAATTACAAATGCAACTAATAATTTTATGACAAAATATCACGAAAATCATTTCTATGAAAATTGTCGGCTAATAAAAATAAATGAAAATTTTTCTAATGTTGTATGGAGAGAAATTTTAAAAAAAATAGGTTTGGATTTATTATGTGTTGCTATACATTATTCAAAACGATATGACGATTCAGACAAATTTATAGAAACAAAGTCAGATGAAGAATTAAAGTCATATGTATATTATCTTAAAAATAAAAATCAAAAACAAATTATAGATGAATTCTGCAGTAAATATATTGTCTTTAATAATTCAATTGAATCCAAAATGGAATGGAAAAACATTCATTTTGTTTGGAAACAATTTCTATCTAACAATTTTTTACCAAATATGGTATATTCATATTCTTTAAAAAATCTATTAAAACAAAGATTTAATTATGACGAAAACGAAGATTCTTTTATTGGAATTACAAGTATGTATTTACCTATACAAAGCGATTTTATAAAATTTTGGGAAAATACAATTACTATAAATAATATTGATTCTGAAAGCACATTGATACACGAATCAGAAATAGAAATAGATGAATTATGCAGTCTTTTTAAAGTTTGGTGCAAGTCGTCTTCTGACAACCTTATGACAAATGGAAATATCAGTGAAGAAAATGTAATTAAAATTATTAAACATTTTTTTCCTATGATAGAAATCATTGAAGATAAATACGTATTAAATGTTTCTTGTTCAATATGGGATAAACCTCTAGACATTAATAAATCATTTGAATATATTAAACAATATATAAAAGAAAATTATTCTAATATATCACTCATTTCTTTTGAAGATATTTATAACTGTTATTATAAATATTGTAACACTAATTCACACAAGTTTATTGTTAGTAAACGTTATTTTGAAAAATATATATATTTCAAATTACCCGATTATATAGTTTATGAAAAATTTATTGAAACAAAATGGATATTAGATAGTTAAAATATACTACAAAATAATATTACAAAAAATTATAATATTATTCAGTTAATTATTTAGTTAATTTATTGTTTAAGCAGAATTTCCGGAAACAAATTGCAAATCTACTCCGCTAGTTCCTACACCTTTACCATCATAAGACGATGGACTCAATGCGGACATACCTCCACGATGATGCTTACTTCCGCGATGTTTACGATTTCCTTTCATTGACTTTCCTAATCTAACAAAACCAAACTTCCCTTTTTTGGTTCCATAACCAGCCTTAACCAAACGTTTCTCTTTTTTGGCAGTTGTGTGCTTTGATTTAGATACTATATGTCCTGCTTTGTTTTTAATTAAATGAGATTTTGTAAGACCACCAGATGTTTTATAAGCAGTACCGTGCCATACTTGTGCACGTGATCCAAAGGTCATTTCATATGCACGACCGTGGAAAACAGGTTTGCCATTTGCATTTCTAGTAAAACGAGTCATTATAAAATTAGAGAAGAAAATATTATTTTTCTAAATAAAATGATAAATAATTGCGACGCATTAGAATTTATTTAATGGAGGCATACCACTTCCTCCAGGCATTCCTTGAACCCTACCAAAACAATTTACTTGTAATGGTTGTCCTAAATAAAAATTACCATATTGTGTGCTTCCGCCCAACCTAGTTTTTATTATTTGTGATATTCTCGTATTATAAGAAATATTTGTAGATGTAGAATTTGAAGCTAATACAGACTTATTATAGATATCTCCAATACAAGCACAATGAGGCGGTTGTAAATTTTGATTCAACGAATTTGCATTTAATTGGTTATAAAAAGCATTATAATTCATCATTCTTTTTGCAAAAGATTTGTTTCCAGGCGTAAAACCAGTTTGGCTATACATAATATCATTTGTGATTATTTTATAAATTATAAATTATAAAATAAAATTGAAACTTATTAAAAAATACATAATAAAAACAAATACATAATATACTATAATGAGCGCCAACGACGATAACCTATCACACAAGTATCAGCAGAAGACCGATAAACAACATATATTAGATAATCCGGATACATATATAGGATCTGTTGAAGAAGTAGATTCTAATTTGTGGATATTAAATGATACAGGTGACAAAATAATAGAGAAAAATATTAAATATATTCCTGGGTTGTTCAAATTGTTTGATGAGGGTATTGTTAATTGTCGTGATCACGTCGTAAGAATGCAACAAGCAGTATCAAGTGGTCAAGAAAATGCTTTACCAGTTACAAGCATAGATATATCAATTCAAGAAGATGGAACAATCATTATGATCAATGATGGCAATGGGATTGATGTAGCAGAACATCCAGAATATAAAATATGGATCCCCGAGCTAATATTTGGTCATCTTAGAACATCTACAAATTACGATAAAACCGAGAAAAAAATTGTAGGAGGTAAAAATGGCTTTGGGTTTAAGTTAGTTTTAATTTGGTCTACTGAAGGCTCTATTGAAACAGTTGATCATATTAGAGGATTAAAATATAAACAAGAGTTTAATAATAATCTAGACGTAATTTGCAAGCCATCTATTACAAAGTGCAAGACAAAACCATACACAAAAATTACATTCAAACCTGATTATAAGCGTCTAGGTATTAATGGACTGACATCAGACCTTATTGCTCTGTTAAAGAAACGCGTATACGACGTTGCAGCTGTTACAGATAAGAATCTTAAGGTGAAGTACAATTCATCTCTTGTTCCTGTAAAAAATTTTCAACAATATATTGATCTCTATATTGGTGATAAATCTGTTTCTCCAAGAGTTTACGAGGAAAATGGTGAGCGTTGGGAATATTCAGTTGCACTAACACCTACAAATGAATACATTCAGGTTTCATTTGTGAATGGAATTCATACTGCAAAAGGTGGAAAACACGTGGAATATATTTTAAATCAGATTATCAGAAAGCTAGTTGAATATATTGAGAAGAAAAAAAAGGTGAAGGTAAATCCTAATAGCATTAAGGAGCAATTGTTTTTGTTTTTAAGATGTGATATTGAAAACCCTGCATTTGACAGTCAAACTAAGGATTTTATGAATACTCCTTCCTCTAAATTTGGGTCTAAATGTGATGTTAGTGATAAGTTTATTGAAAAAATAGCTAAAATGGGCGTTATGGACACTGCAGTACAATTAACTGAAGTCAAAGAAAATAAAGCAGCAAAAAAAACTGACGGAACTAAATCTAAAAGTGTTAGAGGTATTCCTAAGTTAACTGATGCAAATTGGGCAGGAACTGATAAATCAAAAGAGTGTATTATTATCTTTTGTGAAGGTGATTCAGCTAAGGCAGGTATTATTTCTGGATTATCATCTGATGATCGTAATACAATCGGTGTTTACCCAATGAAAGGAAAGATTCTAAATGTCCGTGGTGAGATTGTTAAAAAAATATCTGAAAATAAAGAGATTACAGAAATAAAGAAAATTCTTGGTTTGGAAACAGGTAAAGAATATAAATCTTTGGAAGATGTACATAAACATCTTAGGTATGGTAAAGTATTATTTATGACAGATCAAGATCTAGATGGTAGTCATATTAAAGGACTGGGTATTAATCTTTTCCAATCTGAATGGTCGTCACTTGTTGAAATTCCTGGGTTTATTGGTTTTATGAATACACCTATCTTGAAAGCAAAAAAAGGAACTACTGAAATAAATTTCTATAATGATGGAGAATATGAAGAATGGAGGGAAGGGAATGATACAAAGGGATGGAAAATTAAGTATTACAAAGGTTTAGGTACTAGTACAGGTAAAGAATTTCGCGAATATTTTGAAAAAAAGAAAATTGTTGGATTTGAATTTAACGGAAAAAAAAGCACTGATGCAATTGATATGGTTTTTAATAAAAAGCGAGCAGATGACAGAAAAGTATGGCTAGGAAACTATAAACGCGAATCTTATCTAGACACAAATAAATTGAACGTTTCTTATGAAGAATTTATTGACAGAGAATTAATACATTTCTCAAAATACGACTGTGATAGAAGCATTCCTAATTTGATGGATGGTCTTAAAATAAGTCTAAGAAAAATACTATACTCTGCTTTTAAAAAGAATTTAACTACTGAAATTAAGGTCTCTCAATTGAGTGGGTATGTTTCTGAGAATTCTGGGTATCATCACGGCGAGGCTTCTCTAAATGGTGCAATTGTTGGAATGGCGCAAAATTTTGTCGGATCTAACAATATTAATTTATTTATGCCGAATGGTCAATTTGGTACAAGATTACAAGGTGGTAAAGATAGTGCTTCGGAAAGATATATATTTACTCAATTAAATAAAATTACTAGAAGCATATTCCCTTCTTATGATGACAATATTTTAAAATATTTGAATGATGATGGCCTTCCAGTTGAGCCCATTTACTATGCTCCAATTATTCCAATGATTCTTGTAAATGGATCAAAGGGTATTGGTACGGGGTTTAGTACAGATATTATGTGTTATAATCCATTAGAAATTATTAATTATATACGTTGCAAATTGCAAGATGATAGTTATACAGAAGAATTTATTCCTTATTATGAAGGATTTAAAGGAACAATTCAAAAAATTAGTGAAGGAAAATTCTTAATCAAAGGATTATATGAAAAGATCGGTATAGACAAAATCAGAGTTTCAGAACTTCCTGTAGGATATTGGACAGATGATTTTAAAGAATTACTAGAACAATTAATTGAGCCAGAAGCAGGAAAAGATGGTAAAAAAGTTTCAGCAATTGTTAAAGATTATGATGATATGAGCAAAGATACAGACGTTGATTTTACAATAACATTCGCAAAGGGTAAACTTGAAGAATTAGAATCTTTAAAAGGAGATTATGGTTGCAATGGATTGCAAAAAACATTAAAACTATATACTACAAATACGACTACAAATATGCACTTGTTTAATGCTGAGGATAAATTGAAAAAATATGAAAATGTTGAACAAATAATAGATGATTATTTTGACACTAGATTGGATATGTATAAAATTAGAAAAGAATATATGATAAAGGCATTAGATAAAGAACTTGTGCTGTTGTCAAATAAGGCAAAGTACATAAAAGAGAACTTGGACGGTACAATTGATCTTAGAAAGAAAAAGAAAGAGGAAGTTTTGAATCTATTGACTGAAAAGGGATATAATATTATGGATGAAGACACTGAATACAAATATTTAATTAAAATGCCTATGGATAGTGTTACTGAAGAAAACGTTGAAAAATTAAATAAAGAATATGGTGATAAATCTTGCGAGTTAGAAACTATCAAAAATATTACTGTTAATAAAATGTGGTCTAATGAATTAGATAAATTAACACAAGAATATATGGAATATAAAGAAGATAGACAAAGATTAATGAACGGTCAAGATTTAAAACCTAAAAAGAAAGTGGTAAAGGGCACAACAATTAAGAAATCAAATCTAAAACAATCATTGATAGTTATTGATGAAAATTAAAATTAATTGAGGTTTATAAATTTCACTACAATATATATAAAGGAAAATTATCTAATTTTATAATTATATCTAAATAAGGGGTATATTTTGTTATATCCATATCTTTTTTATCTATCATCAATAACATTTTACAATAATATAACATTTCATCGCAAATTTCTAACCAACAAATAATACCAACTAGTTTATGTATAGAAAACCTTATATCTAGTATTGTGTTAGCGTTCAATAAATTAGCCATAACTTCTTTATAATCAGTATGTATAGTTAAAATAAAATCATTGTAAACATCTATATTTTTACTACAAATTTCATAAAATAAACCTTTATGTATGTTGATAATAGTACTATTAGTTGTCATTTATTGTATATTGTATTTATTAAATAAAACATATTTTACAAATATTATAATTAAATAATTAAATAATTAAATAATTAAATAATTATTTAGAACCAACAATAAAAATACAGTATAATGTCAAAATCAGAAATACTTATTTTTGGTGCGAATGGCTGGATTGGTTCTAAAGTGTATAATTTATTAAAACAAAGAAATATTACTGTACATAAGGCATATTCAAGAGGAGATAATTTATCAGATATTGAAAACGAAATATACTCTATAAAAGATTTAACACACGTAATGAGTTTTATTGGAAGAACACACGGAACATACGAGAACCAAAAAATAGGTACTATTGATTATTTGGAGAAACCAGGGAAACTGGTTGAAAATATAAAGGATAACTTATTCTCTCCAATACAACTTGCAGAAATTTGTAAAAAAAATAATATACATTTTACATATTTAGGCACAGGATGTATTTTTGATTATGATAATGAACATACACTAGGTGATCTTTCAAATGGGTTTAAAGACACAGACCTACCTAATTTTTTTGGTTCATCTTATTCAACCGTAAAAGGGTATACCGATCGTTTAATGCAACTATTGTATAATGATACTTGTTTAAATTTAAGAATAAGAATGCCTATTACAGATGAAGTCAACGAGAGAAACTTTATAACAAAAATTACAAATTATACAAAAATTTGTTCACTACCTAATTCTATGACTGTTCTAGATGAATTGTTACCAATCTTGATAGATTTTGCATTAGAAAAAAAAGTAGGAACGTATAATTTTACAAATCCTGGATTAATTACTCATAATGAAATTCTAAAAATGTATAAAGAAATTGTGGATCCGGCTTTTACTTGGAATAATTTTACAATTACAGAACAAAATGAAATATTAGCTTCTAAAAGGTCTAATAATTTCTTAGACACATCCAAATTAGAGAATGATATAAATGATATAAATAATAGTATCTCTAATATTAATACTTCAGTTAGAAATTGTCTATTAAGAATGAAAGAAAATATTGAAAAATCATCTAGTAAAAATTAATTTAAAAATTATATTTCATATTATTTTATAATATTATGAAAAACATATTAATAACCGGTGGATGTGGATTTATTGGATCCAATTTTATAAATTATTTTTTCCAATTATCTGATAGCAAGATAATTAACTTAGATGCAATGTATTATTGTGCAAATGAACAAAATATTAATAAAGAAATTACAGAATCACATAGATATACATTAGTTAAAGGAAATTTATGTTCTTATGATTTAATCAGTCACATATTAGAATCTTATAAAATTGATGAGGTTATACATTTTGCTGCTCAATCACACGTACAAAACTCTTTTGAAGATTCATTACAATATACAAGAGATAATATTTTAGGTACACATACTTTATTAGAATGCTGTAGAAAATATGGTAAAATAACAAAGTTCATACATATTTCAACGGATGAAGTTTATGGAGAATCTATGTTAGAAGAAAATGAAAAGAAAAATGAAGAATCTATTTTATGCCCAACGAACCCTTATGCTGCAACAAAAGCATCGGCAGAATTGATTGCAAAAGCATATTATCATTCTTTTAAAATGCCTATAATAATTACGAGAGGTAATAATGTTTATGGTAAAAATCAATACCCCGAAAAATTAATTCCAAGGTTTATTCAATTATTATTACAAAAAAAACCAGTAACTATTCAAGGTGACGGAACGAATGTACGTGCTTTCTTGCACGTAAATGATGTATCTTCTGCATTAAAATTAATTTTAGATAATGGTAAAATAGGTGATATTTACAATATTGGCAGCGATGATAAAGATGAATATACTATTTTACAAATAGCACAAATGTTAATTTATAAAATTCTTAATACAAAAGAATATGATAAATGGATAAAATATATAGACGATAGGCCGTTTAATGATAAGAGATATTATATAAGTAATGAAAAGGTAAAACAACTTGGATGGGAAATAAAAACCGATTTTAACAATGGTATAAATGAGTTGATTAATACGTTACGATAACTATAAATATATTTATAAATTTTTATATGTAATATTTATTCTGTGTAAAATTCGTGATTGAAATGTTAAAAAGTATATAATTATTTTATAAATAAAATATAAATCTATTAAATGTTATTTATAACAATATTATTTTTATTATTTAATTATTCTATTAGTATAGAGAGAATATGGTTAATTAGGCATTGTGATAAACCTAGGGTAGAATCAAACCCGTGTTGCAGCACATATGGATATAATAGATCAATAAACTGGTTTTTTTATTTTAAACAATATTTAAATAAAGATAATAATATTGAAATTTATTCTTCAAATTACAATGAAAAAATTTTTTGTTCATTAGATGTAATTCCTGGGTATAAACCAAATAATAGTTGTCAGAAATCACAACGTATGTTTTTAACTGCATATTATATTCAAGAAAAATTAATTACAAATAATTATAAAATTTATCATAAAATAAATTTGAATTTTTGTGTTGGAGACAAAAATAACCTTATAAAATACATTAATAAAAATGTTAATGTTAATGATGCAATTGTTGTTTGGGAACATAACGAATTAATTGAAATAATACGTGAATATAATATTGATATATCAAAATGGCGAAAAAGAAATAATGATGAGTACACCATTGTATTTTTAATAGATGTTAAAACAAGGCAATTATACTATGATTGTTATGATTTTATAAAAAATACTACGTCTTGTTCAAACAAAATTAATAAATGGTTAACAAAATTTAAAAAAATAAATTTTTATTATAATGATAATAGCTTAACTACTATAAATAATATAAATTTTAAAAATAATTATTTACCGGGATTATATTTTCTTCTATTTATTTCTATCATATGTTGTATTTTATATTTGATTTGTTTTATAATAGAATTGTATAATACTTATAAAAAAAGAGTGAAATATACTATTATTATTTAGTTATTAATCTTTTAAATTATTATTTAATATCTCGCGTATTTTATCTTCATTATAATCTGCTTCACAGTCTATAAATATAAATATTTTTTTTAAATTATTCACATCAAACATCCTTTCAAAAGTTGTAAAATAACAAAAATCTGTATTATTATTATAAAATTCAATTAATTCTTTATTCATCTGTGTTAAAAACTGTATTGAATTTTTATTATTTTTAAACCATCCGCTATTTGATTGGTTTGCTATGTTCTCTCTAATTTGTATTATAACTTTAGTTTGTGGAAACAATTCTTTGAATTCTTTAATATATTTAATACTACCATTACTGTATCTAATTTCTTTGAATCCCCATACATTATTATTTTCATTTAATTTGAACATATTTGTTATCATAGAACGAATTTGATTTGTTACTTCTATCAAATTATATGAGTTATACCAAGAAGGTTTTATCTTTTTTGATATAATAGTTTCGTATTTAATTGGATTTAAACGTCCAGGTACGTTGTTTGCAGTAGAATGTTTAAGTCTACTATAAAATTCTAGAAGGCTATTAATTGCCCCAAAATTTTCTCCACAAATATTACTGTTTGGTATAGTATTCAGTATTCGTTGCATCGTGGTTGATCCAGATCTTCCAGATGCACAAATTAATATTATTTTATCCATATTATAAATTATTATTCTTTAATTTATAATAATTTAACGAAATGTATATCATATTTAAAACCACTTTTTAAATTCTAATTCTCTATCACTATTATTAGCCATAACTGGATGAGCAATAGGCACGACTAATGTACTAGCATCGTCTAAATATTTCATATATCCTTGTGCTTCACTATAAACTTGTTGTATGCAATAATTTAAGACAATTTTGTTCAATTCTGTTATTTGTTCAGAAATACTGGTTGGTAAGTTAGCTGAATGTTGTAAATATACACTTCTCATAATTATTTTTAAGGAATCACAGTCTTGAGGGCCTATTATATATTGACCATTTGATTTATGATATATCCCCGCTCTAATCCCATTTTGGATGATTTGAATATTTTCACGAGAGAAAAAAGCTAAAGACAAATGAGTTTCATCCCATAATCCTTCAATAGGATTCCTAAATGTTACACATTGATTAGCTGGTATTTTATCATACATTTCAAATAAATTAGATGTATTGGGTGATTTTATATCTACCCGGCCATTATTTACTTTATTCATTTATATTACTCTAATAGAAAAAATTATATATATTTATTTTATATAACAATGGAAGGATTTCAAAAAATAGTTTTATTTTCTGCTATTATTATTTTAATTATAGCTTTAGTGATTATTGGTATTTCTTTAATTTATTCCAAAGATCAAAAATGGCCACCTATAGTTCCTGCTTGCCCGGATTATTGGCAGATTGATGGTTCTGGAAACAATACAACATGTACAAATGTGCTTGATTTAGGCAGTTGTCCAGCACGAAATGGTAAACCGCATTTAGTAATGAATTTTAATTCACCGATTTTTTCTGGATCAAATGGAGTATGTGCAAAATATCAGTGGGCCAATAATTGCGGTATTTCTTGGGATGGAATTACATACGGAGTAAACAATCCTTGTCAAACCGTATAACAATATTATTTATATTGATTTTTTATATGAAAAATTATTACTATATGGTTTTCAGTGTAAAGATTGATTATGTAAAAATCAACATAAAAATAATATTGTTAAAATAATATGGATAAATTAAATATTAATGAATTATTAAATAGACAAGATATATCTTCTTGTGTAAAAGAAATACTTTTGGATTTTGAAAAAAATAAAAATAATATTTTGTTTAAAAAAGGTATTTATATTTATGGTGATCCTGGAACAGGTAAAACTCAATTTGTTACAAATATTTTAAAAGAACTGGACTATGATATTATTAAATATGACGCCGGAGATATTAGAAATACTTCTGTCATTGAAGACATAACAAAGCATAATATGTCAGATAAAAATATTATGAGTCTTTTTAATAAAAAAATAAAGAAAATTGCTATTATTATGGATGAAATAGATGGTATGAATAATGGAGATAAAGGGGGTATAAACACATTAATTAAACTAATTAGACCAAAAAAAACTAAAAAACAAAAACTAGAAGAAGTGACAATGATACCAATTATATGTATAGGAAATTATCGGGTAGATAAAAAAATAAAAGAATTAATGAAAGTTTGCAATATAGTTGAATTAAAGACGCCTACACCAATACAAATTTCAAAAATAATAAAAGAAATTATACCAGAAATAAAGCCGGATGTAGAAATAAAAATGGTAAATTTTGTCCAAGGCGATTTAAGAAAATTGAACAATATATATAATATTTACAAATATGATAATAAGTTATTCAACAGTGAAATTATTGATAACATTTTTCAAATTAAATCTTATAACGATGATACAAAAAAAATTACGAATAAACTTATTAATAATTATTATAAGTTGAATGAGCATATAAATATAATGAACGAAACTGATAGAACTAGTGTAGGACTATTATGGCACGAAAATATTATTGATGTTATTGATAAATTTGACAAAAGTAATTCAATTCCATTTTACATTGACCAATTAGATAATATATGTTTTGCTGATTACATAGATAGAATTACTTTTCAAAAACAAATATGGCAGTTCAATGAAATGAGTTCTCTTATTAAGACTTTTAAGAATAATAAATCATATCACGATTATTTTAAAACAAAACAAAAATATAATCCTGATGAAGTTCGTTTTACAAAAGTTTTAACAAAATACTCTACAGAATATAATAATTCTTTATTTATTCAAAAATTATGTCAAAAACTTGGGATGGATAAAAAAGATTTAATTGGATTTTTTATTGATATTAAAAGCAAATACACTGATAATGATATATTGTTTTTTTTTGAAAACTATGAAATTACTAAATTAGATATAAATAGGATATACAGGTATTTGGAAAAATACACAAAAGAAAATGCTACAGGCACACAAGATAAAGATATTGATATTGAAGATGAAGATGAAATATTGGAAGATACATAAATATATAATCTTTTTATTTTATTACACTGACCGAAAAGAAAAATGAGACAAACTATACAATAAATAATATAAATATAAGTTAATTATATTATTTATAATGACAAATTTTATAATAATAATTGATGAAAAACACGATTTAATAATCAGAAATATAAATCAATTACTACAACACATAATTTATATTATTGATGAAGAACAAGATTTTACGAATATAATTGATTAAGTATTGTATAGTTTGTCTCATTTTTCTTTTCGGACGATGTAATATCTCTTTGTCATTTGAAGCCCTTAAAATATTTTGTATAATAATAATAATATAAATAATAATTATTATTATAAATGGGCATTTATACTAATGGTACTATTTTTGGTTTAAGAATATACAATTTTAAGGATGATTTTAGCAATACATTATTTGAAAAAAAATATGATCAAATAATGAGTCCCGAAGAAATGAATGAAGCATATTTATTCTATACTGGATTAAATAATAAAAACAAAATAAAATTTCAAATTTATACAGAATGTACTAGCACACACAATTTATACAATAATGCAAGTTTTATGATGTGGTATCCATTATCGTTAGATTCATTTTTAGAAAAATTCACATTTTGAAAGTGTGTAAATGTATATTAAATTTCAAAATCAAAATCCTTATATAAATTACCATTTGTAATATTAAATTGTTTAACATTATTTGGGTTATATTTTGATAATTCATATATCTTTCTATAAATTGAGACATTGTCATTTTCCAATAAACGTAACAATTCCTTTTTTCTCAAATTAATTATAATATTATATAATTCTGTGTTTCTTATATTTAATGATGTATCGTAGTATGTATCATTTATGTTAAACCTATGATCATAACCATCATTTTTATTAGACATATAAATTCCTCTTATTGGTATTATTGTTTTTTTATCTATATAAGAATAAAAAAATAATATTATAGTTATTAACATATTTACATTATAATATAATAATGTCTTTATGCATTTTCAGAAAGATATTTCTGATTTTTTACTGTCCACTTATTAATAATTTCAGGACTTAATGTGGTGTGAAAATGTCTTTCATAATGAGTTGGTGATAAATAAAAGAGTGTGCTTGACCCGTTACTACTCTTGCATTCACCAGTAGCTAAAATTACTGAAAAATACAAATCTTCTTGTGCAGATCCAACTGTGTCTGAATAATAATTACCAGATTCAGCATCTCTAATTTGTGATCCAAATCCGCCACTAGTATATACTTCTATACCAGTTCTTTTAATAATATTATCTTTTCTAACAATATTTCTATATACTTTATTGTATCCCCTATCTAACTTTTTCAAATCAGACAAAATTTTATCTCCTGGTGTGTTATCATAATCATTTGTTCCGGTAGGATGATAGTTATCGTAAATTTCCATTTCGTTTATAATATTATATATAATAATATAAGCTTTAAGTTCATTTCATAATATAATTATACTGAAGGGTTAATTACTAATATAACTTCTTATATTATGTTGGCGGTTCTCTCTTTTATTTTTTCTGTAAGTAACATTTTAATTTTATCTTCTAAATATTTTACCTTATCTTTTAATTGAGTGTTTTCATTATGTAAACTATTAATTACAACAGATAACTCATTTATTTTATTTTGAGCTATTTGTGGATTTAACATTTGAATCTTTGACATAGTCTCTTGATAACTTTGTTGTTTTTCAATTTGCTCTTTAATCATTGATTCGCGACTCTCTTTAATAGTTTTTAACTGTTTTATAACATCTTGTTTATTTTCTATATTACCTGGTTCATATTTTTCCAATAATTTATCTACATCTTCCATAAAAAATTTTAAAATATCAGGTTCCTTTACAAAGTCTGTAGGAGTTTTTATAGTATCTTTAATAAAAGGACTAGGCAGTTGTTTTAATAATTCTTTTTTGTCAAAAGTATTTTGATTATGAGAAAATACTAATATAGTTTTTTCAGATTCTAATTGAACAAAAGGAATTGTGTAATCCTTTAAAAACTTTTTCTCTTCTGCTACACAAGATGACTCATCAAATCTGGTTCTACTAAGCAAATCTCTTCTAAAAGCAAAGGTTGCAGCAGTTGCGTGATTTGGACCATATGGACCAAATTGATACATTTTATCAATATGTTTAAAATGAATATGCATTATGCTAGAACCAGCACATAATGCTTTGGGGTTATTTAATAAAGTCTCCACTGCGTGGCTAACTCTTTCAGGAGGATAATAATCGTCATCATCCATGTAAACAATTATACTACCACTACTTTTATCATTTGAAATATTTCTTTTTTTACCCAATGTTAATTTGTCATCATATTTGAAATATTTTACTTGTGGAATATGTGATACCAAATCTTCTATTTTATCAGTTCCATCATCCACAATAATCCATTCCATCTTATCCTTTGGATATGTCTGATTCTCAAAACATTTAATTATATATGGAAAAAACGGACGTCTGTTAAATGTAGGTGTACAAATACTTACGAACGGTTTTTTTTCTTTTTGTTTTTTCCCCATTTAAGTTACAATAAACAAAATTTTTTATATTATAATTTATTTTATTATTAAATTATAATTTATTATTTGTAATAATTTATTATTTATTAGATAATTTTTTACCAAGATTTTTCAACTCTTTTACTAAAGATTTTCCTCCGCTTTGTGGAAAAATTAAATTATATAAAAGGCCGTGTTTTACAGAAGAAGAATCTTTTATATTGCAGATTTTATCTGCTTGTTTATTGCTTACAACAACCGATAAATTTTCAGGAATACTTTCTTTGAATACCCCAATTGGTATTATATTAAAAATAATCAAAATTAATACAAATATTGAAAACATACCTGGAATTCCACCTAAATTACTAAATGCGCTTAAAATTACAAAAAAACTTATAAACGACATTATGATTACCTTATAATTTTTAAATAATTCTTGTACTATAGTTAATACTGTCACATCTTTTTTATTCATTGTTCCTCTATAAAAAATAGAAGACATAATGCACCAAGACATTGTAATAAATGGTAATACTGGTAACGCTGCTAAAACTACAAAAAATAATATACAAAATAATATTACCAGCCATATAGCAATCCAGTAATCAATTGGTTGCAAAATAGTTACTGGTTCCCAAATGGGTTTATGATTGTGATTTGTGTTAATATTTTGTTTAAAAAACCATCCCATATTAGCAAACCATAAATACATTACATATAAATGATCAAATAAAAATATAATAGTTGAAAATAACGCTAGAACTAGCGGTCCAAATAATATAATTATTATTTCTGGTAACTCATTCATAAAATTCAAAATAAAATTTAAAGATGCGTAGTTAAAACTAATTAGACTTTCCATAATAGCAATAAAATAATTAGCTAGAAAATTGGATTCTGGCTCATTTTTATAATTACGTAGTATATCTAGAATCATATTTTTTGAGTTATCCTTATCATAGGGAAAGTTTAACTTCAAAGACATTTCAGGGTCAGATGAGGTTGTAAAAAGATTTGTCAAAATATTCTGAATTTCTGGTTTAGTGTCTGTATATGGAAAACATTTCTCATTCGTTGGAAGTATATTTGATTGTCCCAATTTACAACCATATAGAACTATTCCTCCTATAGAAAAATGTATTACTATAAGCAATATAAACATTAATATTGTAGTAAAAAAATTTGTTGTCTTAGTTGCTATACTGCTATTTGTATCACCACTTGTCCCTTTTTTTTCATCTATTGTTGAAGTATCACTCGTACTTGACATTTACTTATATTTAATTGATATAAAATTTTATTATTACTTTCTTTTACTTTTCTAAAGTAAATATTTTTATTATTTTCGTTACATTTCCTTCATAAAATATAATATCAAGAAATAATATATGACTCTTTCAAAAAAACAATATATTATTATATTTTTAGCGTTTATTAGCTGTATACTTTACATTTCTTTATTTAAATGGCTTGATTACTTAATTAAAAAAGATTATGTTGTTGAATATTTTCAACAGTATAAAGGTATTACAGATACTGGAAGTCCAACAACAAGTCATACCGTTAATTTACCATTAACTACAAATTATAGTTGTAAAAATTTTTGTGGACCTACCTCACGCTGTTCTATAACTGGACAACAATGTACATCTGATATTGACTGTCCAGGTTGTCAACCTTATGTACCTCCTTTACAAGCAAGTGATAATTGTATTCCTGGTGAAAATGATGCTGGTAAGTTAACGTTGGGAGTAACCCCTAAATATTCAACCTTAACCACTGACATAGGAACTCAAGCTGCTTTTTTTGAAAAATCTGGTTCTAATAAAACTACCCCTGCTCCTCAAGCAAATTTTGGTGTAAATGTTTGGAAAAACAGTTTTGATGAAGAAAATAATATGTTTTCTAAAAGGTACACACCTAGTAACTTACAATTTATGCCTAATTACCCAAAACGCAATTCTACAACCGGTGAATTTATAGAAGATGGACCATTAGCATCTAATGCATATCTAAGTTAAACTATATTAGTTGTTTATCAATAGTTACTTCTTTTGCAATATTTTTTATGATTTTATCCTCTTTTTCTGATTCATTATCACCTCTGCCTCCCATTGCTTCAACAACTAATTTACTATACTGTTCTGAATGTTTTGATTCACTTTTCCCACAATCTGGATATTTGTCTTTAAATTCTGGAAGCAATTTCGTATTTTTATGAGCAATATATTTAATTGCCTTTCGTAATTTTATATTCTCTTCATTCTCTTTCCCCCATTTATTTTCATCTTTTACATACATTACTTCTCTCTTTGAATCACTGCAATGAACAGGTCTCTTATGTATGTCCATTGCTTTTAAGTTTTTCACAATTATATTTGAAATGCCTTCTACAAATCCTAGTTTTCCAACAATTTCAAGATCTGACAATTGTAACTTAAGGGAATCAACAAAATCCATAATATTCATAGCATCTTTACATTGTTCATTTAAAAATACATTTAAATTAAATGTTTTGTTATTTGAATTATTAATAACATTGGTATTTACATTGGATGGTTGAATTTGTTTGCAAATATCTAGAACCATATTTTTTAAATCTGAATTTTCATTTATTAAATATTTTATTAACTCATCTTTATCAGATACAACACAACCAGATAAATCCTGCATTGTACATTTTTTTTTATGAACATATAAGCTTTGTCTATATGCATATTCTTTACCACAATCACAAGTATATTTTTTGACATTTTCGGCGTTTTCGGCGTTTTCGGCGTCACAAATGTCAACATTTGTCAACATTTTGTAAACATTTTTATGTTTGCGTGTCATTATATGTCTGTCCCATTCTGATTTTTTGCTGCTTTTAAAGTGACAATTATCACATACATATGAAATCGGCGTTTTTTTACACACAGATGTAAACATTTGTAAATATATATATGTTTACACAAAAAACGCCTAAATGCTTATTTTTTAGAAATATTAATTTTTAAAAAATTTTATCATAACAATTTTAAAAATTTTTTTAAAACCGTCTTACCTTAATTTTCAATTATCGTCACAAACGACGTTTTTCCAGGACTGAATCACCATTTTTGATTTTTGGACATGCCAAAAATGTCCAAAAATGAAATTCTGAAAAAACTCTTGGAAAAAAAAATCACTCAACTATCTACATATGTAGGGAATTTTATAAGTTATACAACAACCATATTTTACTAGTTATAAGTAGTAATTTGTACTATAATTGTTTATCAATAATAACTTCTTTTGCAATATTTTTAATAATTCTATCTTCTTTTTCTAAATCATTATCACCTCTACCACCCATTGCTTCAACAATCATTTTGCTATACTGTTCAGAATGTTTTGATTCACTTTTCCCACAATCTGGGTATTTATCTTTGAATTCTGTAAGCAGTTTTGTATTTTTGTGAGCAATATGTTTAATTGCTTTTCTAAGTTTTTTATTTTCATCATTATCTTTTTCCCATCTGTTCTCATCTTTTATATACATTACTTCTCTTTTTGAATCACTACAATGCACAGGTCTCTTATGCACATCTAATTCTTTTAGATTTTTAACAATTATATTTGAAATACCATCTACAAATCCCAATTTTCCAACATTTTCAAGATCGGATAATTGAAGCTTAAGTGAATCAACAAAATCCATAATATTCATAGCATCTTTACATTGTTCATTTAAAAATACATTTAAATTAAATGTTTTATTATTTGAGTTATTAATCAATGTATTATTTATTCCATTTTTACATAATTCAAACATTTTATTAGTTAAATCTTGATTTTGATATGTTAATTCCTTATTTTGTTTTACCACATCAAGAACCAAATTAGTTAATATTTGTACTTCAGATTTATCATTAGTTTGATTATTTGTATTATTTGTATTATTAATTAATAATAAATTATTACATTTTTTTTGATGATACCATAAACTGCTGCGAGCTTTATATTCTTTATTACAATTATTACAAATAAAACTCTGCTCGGCATTTTGTTGTTCAAAATTGTTCAATTTTGTTCTATTTTTATGTTTTGCAGTATTTATATGTGTGATAAAGTTGCTATTTTTACAGCATTTAAAGTCACATAAATCACATAAAAAACTTTCGGCATTTTTTGGCATTTTTGGCATTTTATTTGTTCTATTATAATTGAACAAATAAAATGCCTAAATACTTATTTTATAAAAATATATTATTTTGTAAAAAATTATCGTAACAAAATAATAATTTTTTTTTATACTGCCTTACCTTAATTTTCAATTATCGTCACAAACGACGTTTTTTCAGGAGTGAATCGCCCTTTTTGATTTTTGGACATGCCAAAAATGTCCAAAAATGAAATTCTGAAAAAACTCTTGGAAAAAAAAATCACTCAACTAACTACATATGTAGGGAAATTTTCAACACGTTGTTTTGCTAATTTTATTACATTATGTAGTGTAATATGCGATAATTTCACTGTTAAGTAGCATACATTAATCCTGCATTTCCTCCAACAAATACAACCATATTAATACGTTCTTCAAAAACCCATAGATCAAAATTGTAATCATAAATACGCCAGGTTGGCTTATTAATTCCTATTAAATCTCCTGTAGTAGGATCGCAAATGGTTAATACCTGTGCATATGGATCCACTGGAGGACTAATAGTTGTAAATTCAAACTGAATATTCGTAAACCGACTCATATTCATTGCTCCTGATGGTTGCATATTAAATGGAGAAGTATCCAAACTAAAATTATAACAATATAGTCCATCTGGAGCATACCCTGCAGTTCTTAAATATTTTTCAACATAATTATATACTCCTGCAGGTAACATATTTTCCCTATATTGACCATCCAATAATATACCCATTGCTACTAAAATATCTTTTAAATTTTGAGGATTGTATACACCAGTTGTCATTAATCCACTCAAATTACCATAAGGGTTTACTCCTGGACCAATAGTTGCCGGTATTAGAGGAGGAGGAGCAGGATTTGGATTTGGATAATTTCCTTCTGTTGGGGCAGGTGTAACATCTTGCGGCATATAATTATATGGCCAATTTGTATAATTTGACCACTCATTGCGTAAATTAACATCACTTCTTTGGAAATAAAACATCCAATTTGCTATCATACCAATTGAATCCAAGTTTACTTTGTTTTGACCAGTTACGTTATAGAATACTTTTTCGTGAACTTGGCGGAACAAATAGGTTTGTTCGTTTTTTGCAAATAATCTAGATTCATCATTTGATAAAAATGAATACGTACAATTTAAGTTAATATCTGCATTCCAATTTGTTCTCATATCTATGTATGAATTTGGCCCTAATATTTCATCCGGAGGAGTCTGTAAAAATCTATAAAATTGCATATAATATTGATTAAAGTTAGGGGCTACATATGGATAATTATTTGTTACATCCATTACATCACGGATTCTAAATAATTCACAAATAGGTCTTATAGTAACACTAATTTGCAATTCATTGTATTGTAAAGATACCAAAGGGAAAGCCATTTGTGTTTTCATAGAAAACCAAGAATTTAAAGGTACATAAAGTGTTTTACCCATAATAGATGGTTGTGCTCCTGCAGCGCTAGTTGTATAAAATGCATTCGGGTATGCGTTTACGCGAGATCCATAATTTGCCGGATCATTTAGATCGGCAGTGTTACCACTCATCTGATTAAATAATTGTAATTTTTGTGAATCAAAGTCACGTTGAACAGCAGATAATAAATATTTACCAGAATATTCTTGCAATTTCTGATTTCCACAAGTAATCGTAATTTTGCTTATCATTTGAGCACCAATATTATCAATCCATTTGAATTCATATGGAGCCCAGTCTGTATAGGTAATTGTACCATCTTGATTGATAATAGTTTGGGGAGGTATTATAGGAGACCATATATTTGGTAAATTAATGGATAAATAGCAATCCATAAGAAGATCCGCATATCGTTTCACAGTGAAGTTAAATGTAGACTCTGATGTTAAATTTAGAGTTGGTGTACCTGTATAATCTAACCGAAAATTTTGTTTACCCCAATTTGTATATTTTGCATACGTAGCCTTCCAAAATGTTTTGCTAGGGTTACCATTTAAAATAATATTTTGTTGGCCTTCGCTAACTAGATTTAATAAACCACCAGCCATAATTAGTATATACTATTACAATTTTTTAATTCTTTATTTCGTTATAAATAATTATCTAAAACTCAATAATTAAAAATAATATATTATATTAGTAATGTCAAATCAGCCAACAGATTATTTAAGCACTGTTAAAAATATGAATGAAGACTTTGTTTCATATATGATAATCGCATTTATATTTATTATTCTAATAATTATGATAGGATATATGATTTATTTATATAGACTTGATAATTCTGAGTGTAGCTTTATGAATGGATTATATCCTAGTGTTGACGGAAATATAAAGTCTTTAGTACCAAGTGACCCAGATTGCAGTGGTAATTTATACGACTATTATATAAAAACAGCATATAACGCTTGCTCAGGAGGATCATATAAAAATGATTTTGTAGATTTATGTAATTTAAAAGCAGTCTTAAAACAAGGTGTGAGAGGGTTAGACTTTGAAATATATTCAGTAGATAATAATCCAGTTGTATCTAGTTCAACTACAGAGAATTATTTTGTAAAAGAAACATTCAATTCAGTAAATTTTGCAGATGTAATGAGTACTATTCAGAACTATGCTTTTTCTAATGGAACCAGTCCAAATCCTACTGACCCTATAATTATTCATTTAAGAATAAAGAGTAATAATTTAGATATGTATTCAAAATTAGCAAGTATTTTTAAATCATATGATTCTATTATGCTTGGTAAAGAATATAGCTTTGAAAATTATGGGCAAAATTTAGGAGCAGTTCCTTTATTAACATTTCAAAAAAAAGTAATACTAATTGTAGATAAAATAAATAATTCATTTTTAGAAAGTAGAGATTTTTTAGAATATGTAAATATGACAAGTAATTCTGTATTTATGAGAGCATACGACTATTATAATGTTAAAAATAATCCCGACATAAATGAATTAACAGAATTTAATAAAAGAGGAATAACTATTGCTTTACCAGATAAAGGTGTAAACCCTGCAAACCCTAGTGGGTTATTATGTAGAGAAGCAGGATGTCAAATGGTCGCAATGCGTTATCAATATGTTGATAATCAACTAGAAGAAAATGCGGTGTTTTTTGATATGTGTGGATACGCATTTTGTTTGAAACCAGCACGTTTGAGATATATTCCTGTTACTATTGCAGCACCTACACCTCAAAAACCAGAGTATTCATATGCTACCAGAGGCGTGTCATCCGATTATTATAGTTTTAGTGTATAAATTTCATAAATTATATATTACATAAATAATTACATAAATAATTATATAAATATTTTTATAATTATTTATAATGGAAGTTAATTATGTATGTTCTTTTGGTTCTGTATGTCATACGGCAGTATTTATGAAACGAAATAATTTAAAATTAGCATCTTACCCATTTGATTGGATTATATCAGACTATAAAAAGATTATTCACTGTATAGAAGATGATTTTAATATCTTTTTAGATAAATCATATTATATAACAATTTCTCACAATAAATGTGGTCATTCATTTTATGATAAACAATATATGTTTTTCCATCATAATTTATTAACAAATGAAGATGATTATAATTATTTTACAAGATGTGTAAATAGATTTAAAAAATTATTAAAGTATCAAGGACATAAACTATTTATTATGACATTTGTAAATCCTGAAAATGGCGGTTATTCTGAGGATTTAAAAAATGATATTTTTGATTTTAACACCCGTTTATCAAAATATACAAATGACTATACAATATTAGTTATTCTTCATTTTCCGCATAATACAAATAATTATAACATAACAAAAAATGAAAGCGTACATTTTTTAGAATTATATACAAATAGCGAATCAAATGGTTCAGTATTTACAAACGAAAATGATAATATGTATTTAGATTCTATAATTAAAGAACACTATAAATTCAATTTATATACATTAGACACATAAAAGGTGGAAATAAAATATATTTAATTAACTTAAAAATATAAGAGTGATGTATTGTATTATACAATATACAATATACAATATGGGCCAATCATTATTAAGAATGGATACTTATCAACAACCCGTAAATTATAATTGTCATATATGTAAAGAGAATGGTAATATTCCCAATATATTAGGTAGATTCTTTCAAATAGACGAATATCATATTCAATGTAATGGTTGTAATACTATATTTCAAAAAGTTAGAGCTGAATCATCGTATGTTGCAACTATTGTATCTGTTATACACGATATAAACATAATAGAATAACAGTATTCATTGAATTATGTTATAATATATATATAAAAATATATAAATATTATATTATTGATGAATAATGATTTTATAAATATTATTAACAACAAATATCATATATTTTTGATAAATATTACAAAAAGGTATGGACGATTATTATTAATGAATTATAAATTAAGTAAAATTAATATACAATATAAAATAATAGACATACCTGATATTAGACAATTAGAAAATACAAATTCATATCAAGATAATGTATTATTATTAACATATAAAAAAATATGCAATACAATTCCCGAAAATAACAATAAAAATATAATTATATTTGAAGATTGTATAGTATTTCATAAGGATTTTGTAAAAGAATTACAAAGTAAAATAAGAGATATAGAAAAAAATGATATAATATTTTTAAACTCACATATTGGAAGATATGGAACAATATTAAAACCTATTATCATTAATAAAATTCGCCAACAATTAAAATACACGAGTCTGACAAGTTTATTAAATATTGAGACGTTAATAAATAATATTATAAGTGATAATAAATTAAATAGTTGTATTTTCACTCCAAATTTAGTTATTCCACAATTAGAAGAAACTGATACTACAGATAATATGTTGGCTAGTTATTCTTATATGAAAATTACTTCTACATTTGAAGATATTTATAATAATATTACAACTAATAAAGTATCATTAAGAAAACTTATTACCCAAATAGATAATGAATTATCCAATATGAATATATCTAGAATAATTGAAAATAAAAATAAAAGTTTTGTTTTTATTATTCCGTCTTACAATAATGCGTCATACTATAAAAAAAATTTAGAGTCTGTATTTATCCAAAGATATCCATTTTGGAGAATAATATATATAGATGATTCATCTACAGATGATACTTATAACTTAGTTTCAAAATATATTATTGAAAAAAACTTTCAAAATAAGGTAACTCTAATAAAAAATAAACAAAATATGAAACAGGCTTATTCTAGATACATAGGTTATAATATGTGTCAAGATGACGAAATATGTTGTATGTTGGATGGAGATGATTGGTTATTTGATGAGAATGTATTGATTAAATTAAACGAAATATATAAACGTGAAAATTTATTGGTAAGTTATGGCAATTTTTACTATTTCCAAGAAAATAAAATTACAAATTTATCAGGATTTCAAGAATATACAAAAGAAGAAATAAAACAAAATAAATATAGACACAAATGGATATCACAACATTTAAGGACGTGTGAAGCATCACTATTAAAAACAATACCCAAATCGTACTTAAAATATGAAAATGAATGGTTAAAATGTAGTACGGATATTGCTGAAATGTGGTGGGTATTAGAGATATCACAAGGTCGTCACGCAAATGTTCAATTCCCCACATATGTTTATAATAAAGATGCCTCGCTTACATATGAAAATAGTTTTTATAACAAAGATAAACATATATATTGGCGTATTTATAGAGAAAACGTATCAATATATTTGAAAAATTATAAGCACGTAATATCTAACTAGTAATATTTCAAAAGTAAAGTTAATACATGTAAAATGTAAATATAATATATAGTTTTAATCTATATATTATATAAGATAATGAAAGCCAAAAATATTTGTAAAGATTTAAATTTTAGCGATTGCGAGTTAACAATTCTTCGTATGGCTGTTGACAAAGCAGAAGAAAAAATAGCCAAACGTGTTGTGAATTCAGAAGAGATTCAAAAAATAATAAAAATTGTTGAAAATTTTATTAATAAAAAAAATTTAATTTGTTACGGAGGAACCGCAATAAATAATATTTTACCTTCAGAAGATCAATTCTATAATAAGGATGCAGAAGTACCAGATTATGATTTTTTTACACCTAACGCATTAGATGACGCAAAAGAATTAGCAAATATATATTATAAAGCAGGGTTCACAGATGTTGAAGCGAAATCAGGACAACACCACGGAACATATAAGGTATTTGTTAATTACATACCTGTTGCTGATATTACACAATTAGATAAAAGCATATACACCTCTTTAAAAAAAGATTCAATAAGAGTTGCAGGAATTTTGTATGCTCCTCCTAATTTTTTAAGAATGTCTATGTATTTAGAATTATCTAGACCTGCGGGTGATACAAGTAGATGGGAAAAAGTGCTTAAACGTCTTCTATTATTGAATAAAAATTACCCGTTGACAAGTATACAATGTGATAAAATAGATTTTCAGAGAGAAATGGATAATCTAGAAAATAAAGTAAAAGAAGACGATATTTATGAAAATGTTAAAAATACTCTGGTAAACCAAGGGGTTGTATTTTTTGGAGGTTATGCTATTACTCTTTATTCAAAATATATGCCGAGAAATTTACAAAAACGTTTGAATAAAATAGCAGATTTTGATGTTTTATCTCGTGAACCCGAAACCACTGCTGAAATAGTGAAAGAACGTTTAAAAGATGTAGGTATAAACAATGTAAAAATAATAAAAAGAGATTCTGTTGGAGAGATAGTACCAGAACATTACGAAGTTAAAATAGGAAATGATAGTGTTGTTTTTATTTATAAACCAATTGCTTGTCATAGTTATAATGTTTTGAATATTAAAGGACAAAAGGTAAAAATAGCAACAATTGATACTATGTTGAGTTTTTATTTGGCGTTTTTGTATGCAGATCGTCCTTATTATAATGAATTTTCAGAAAGAATACTATGTATGTCAAAATTCTTATTTGATGTACAACAAAAAAATAGATTAGAACAAAAAGGACTACTTAGAAGATTTAGTATTACTTGTTATGGCCATCAAGAATCAGTAGAAGAAATGAGAGCACATAAGGCTGCAAAATATAAAGAATTAAAAACTAGTAAAAACAAAAAAGAAATGGAGGAATGGTTTTTAAACTATAAACCAGATTCTAAAATGGAGAAACTAAATGACGATAAGAATAATAAGAAGGATAACACTAACAAAAAAACAAGAAGTATAAATAAAAAATCTAAATCTAAAACAAAAAAAAACGGATTTTTAAATATTTATGGAAGAAAAACCAGACGAAATAAATATGATATATATTAAAGACAATATGATTCTAAAATTATAATAAAAGATTCTTTTAGTATTTTTGTAAATATTTTGTAAATAACTGTATCTTCAAATTCTACAGGTATTATTTTTTTAACATATATTAATGTATAAATTAAAAACATACATATTTTTTCAAATAACAATTTTATATAGTTAAAAATTCTATTATTTATGTTCCAATCATTAACAAAACTGCACATTTGTGTGGTAGATTGTTTTATAAAAAATGTATGTATATCCAGAAGTCCTGATAAAACGCGATGAAAATTGGTTTTTTCATTTTTAACATTTAATAAATTACCGATTTTATCATATCCAAATAAATCTAAATATAAAATTTTTTTTCCAGGTTCCAATGCGAAAATATATGGATTAATCCCATCTATATGTTTATTTTCATAACAAATATTTCCATCAATTAAATATGGAATAAAACAAGAGCGAATAATTGTATTGATTATTTCATCCGTATCTTTATAAATAGATTTAACTTTTTTAGAACCTAGTTTGATATTATTATAACAAATAAATAATCGGTTATTCACTGTTTTACAAATGTCTTTAGGTATTTTATCATTTAAAAGACCCTTGAGATCTTTTATAATTTCTAAACTATAGTTTTTCCTAAAACTATTATTAAATGTATCATATAATTTTATCATAAGATCTAATGAATCTATAAAATATAGAAACCCTACTACTGAACCTATACTGCAACCAGATATTCTATCAACTTTAATATAATTTCGTTTTTCCATTTCTTTTAAAAAATACAAAGCTCCGATTAAATAACTTCCATTAAATACTCCTCCATCTAAAACAAGATCTACAATTAAAGGCTCTTCTAAATTTTTAAATTCTAAAGGTAAATTATCAATCAATTTATTTACATATTCATTAATCATTCAATTATTATAAAAAAGCATTAACTAAATACTTTTATTACGAAAAAACTTAAATACTTTTATTAATATTATAATAAAATGGTAAACGAACAATATCAAGTATATTGCCTGTCATTTAATAACGAAACAAAAAAACAAAATATGAAACGTCGGTTTGATGCAATAAACATAAATTGTATTTTTAATGAAGGAGTTAGTTTTGATGATGAAAGATTAGCAAATCGTGGGTTATCTCTTCAAGGGAACCAAGTATGGTCGTGTATGTATGGTCATTTAGATATGATAAATCATTTCTATTATAACACTGATAAACAATTCGGCATATTCTGTGAAGATGATATCTACATACACAAAGATTTAAAAAATATTATACCTAAAGTTATTGTTGATTTTGTAATATTAAAATTAGATGTTTTATTAATGGGATATCTAGTTCAATATAAAATTACAGAACACCACGCAGGATACCCATTAAAATATATACCAAATAATGATTGTAGTGATACAGAAGGAAATATTTATCAGTATCATTCATATCCTAATGAAGTATGGGGATCACAAATGTATATGCTTTCAAGATCGCACGCAAAGTATTTGCTTGATACATATAGCGCGTCATCTGGTTTTGCAGAAAAAAGTATATTACCCGATGCGACTTGCCCATTTAGTCCTGACTGGATAATAACAAAAGAAGGTAATAGAGCACTAATATCTCCATTGTTGGCTATAGAAGACAATAGTTATAATTCTCATCATTATGGACAAAATTCATTTCACAGATCTTGCCACGAAGCGCATTTTGACGAGAAATTATTTGTAGTATAAAATTATTTTTATACTTTTTTATTTAATAGTAATCTTTGAATAAATTTTTCTTCATTTTTATTACTAGAAATATATATATTTATTATTTCGGCAGGAGAATAAAAAAATTCTTTTATTTTTTTAAGAATTTTATTATCTATTTTTGTATTAAATAAATGAAAATATATTTCCGATATTGTATTATGACTTGCATTACTTAATTCGTGAGTAATATCAATTCTACCAGGTCTTATTAACGCAGGATCTAGTTTTTCATAGTGATTAGATGAAATGATTAAAATTCGTCCAGGTGTTTCACGAATACCATCCCACAAGTTCAAAATATCATCAAGTGTTATAGGTTGATCTTCTGGAGAAACTACTTGCTTCATATTTGAAGTACCAACAATATTCATACCGCTATCATTAACATCGCAAATAGTTTGTATAACATCATTAATATTTACCTTATTATTTTCAATTTTTATATTTTTTTTATTAGATATTGCATTTCTATTTTTATTAGAAGTTTCACTTCTATTTAAAATAATATCACCAATGCAATCAATGTCTTCAAAAACAATGATTTTTTTATCAAATGTAATACTGCCTTTTTCATTTTCATCATTATAAGTAGATTCAAAAAAGAATTGTTCTAAGTGGCGTTTTGTTTTAATTAACTTTAATGATAATACTATAAGATGTCTTTGTGTATAATTAGATAGTGCTTTAATTAGAGAAGTTTTTCCAGTTCCTGGTGGCCCGTGTAGTCCTATTCCAAGTGAGTATGGAATACCCTTTTCATAATACCAATCACGATTATTTATAAAAAAATCTATTTTTGCAAATAAATCTCTTTTACCATCAAAGAAAATATTATTTACAGATCGCGAACTTTCAAATATATCCTCAACCCAACAAGAAAATTTAGATTCTTCAGAATCACAATTAACTTTATCAAGTATATATATAAATTTTTTATTATTTCTACTGTTTTTTAAAGAAGTTGAATAATTAAATGTTATATCATTCACATATTTTTTTAAATAGCTAAGAGAGTAATAATAAGAATATATTTTAATAATAATTTTATCTGTTGTAGTTGTTTTTTTATCTTTTTCAGCCTCTGCGGTTTCTTGTTCAATTACAGTATTTACATATATGTTATTATCTATTTTAAAATCTGTTTTTTGACAAACTATAAAAATATCTTCAGTTTCTGTATTATGCCTATGCAGACAAGAATTGTATTTTTTATAACTGGTATGAGATTCTTTTATTTGATTAATTGTGTCATTTTTATCAATATTATTAATAATATATTCCCATATAGCCTTAAACCTTAGACTATATGCAGCGGATATTGTGTAGTTACTGTTATATTTACACATAAACGACGATTTTTTACCTTCGATAATTATACAATTTTTTTTGTAAAATAAAGATTTAATATTGTTAATAGAGAAATTATTAATTAGTTCATCTAATTTGGTGTCATATATATTATTTATTATTATTCCAAATAAAGAAATCATAACGGTTGATAATATAGCGTCTATAATAGTATTTCCTGTTTTAAAATAATTAAAAATCGCCATTTTTGTAACATTTGTATAATTGTTTTGTAGAGAAGAAATGAAAGATGAAATATTTATATTCATAATAAAGAAATTTAATAATTATATTTAAACCTTTTATATATAATTATTGACTATTGTTTTATGAACTATCTAAAATGTAGAAAAATGATTCGTTGTCTTATTTATTATATAAAATAATAAACCAAATAATACACTACAAAATAAAAATCCATTTATATTATAATTACCATCATTTGAAAAAAGTATAGGAAAATAATTAAATAAGAATCTTCTGAAAAAAGGTAATTGAAACAAAAAATATAAAACAGATATTAGCAGAGGAGACTGTAATTCATTATACATATCATCTAATGAGTTGCGGGTTTCCATTTGTCTATTATATTTTGATATCATTTCTGAAGCAGATTCTTCATTTGAAATATAGTCAATATCTTGCATTTGAGGTACATAATTCGGTTGAATTTGCGGGTCATTCATTCTAGTTGCAGTAGTCATAGGAATATCTCTTGATGGTAACTGAGTAGCTCCTGTAATTGTTGCTTGTTGTAAACTAGATACAATTTGACTAATCGTATTTTGATCTAAACTAACGTTCCCTCCAACTCCACCTCCTGTTTGAGAAATTCCGTTATGAATATTTGGTTGTTGAACAATAACATTTTCAGAAGCATTTAACGATATATTATTGCTTGTATTTCCACCTCCAACAGGATCTGTTGGTAGATCAAAAATATTTGTAGTATCACTCATAATTATTATAAAGAATGATTGATTATAATAATTACGCAAATTCATTTTATTCTTCGTTTCCATCTTCAAAAGAAATGGTTTTTTTATTACTATCACATTTTGTAGCAATTGGATCATATTTGTAACATTTATCTCCGTTTTTATAAATTTTATCTTTAAATTTATCTAAAGGCGGTGCATAAAAAAGAAGACAATTTTTATCTTTACATACAGTTCTAAACAATGATGCTAAACCAAATCCCAATAATATAGACATTATATATTTACCATTTTCAGTATGTAAAAATTTTCCAAAGTTAATAGCCATTTATATTATTTAAATATTTTATTAGTTATAATATTTTACATCGTGTTTATATTTTTAAAATATTGTATTATCTATGCCTGAATAGGTATACTAGATATAAGGGTTTCATCTGTAGGACAAGTTACTTCTTTTTCTTGAAAATAAAAGCAATTGCTTGCGTTATCTTTAAATAAAAATTTGTTGACATTTTCAGGAGTAGGATATATGTATATTTTTTTCATTTCTGGACCTAAAATATATACAAAAAATAATCCTATAGCAAAACTAATTAAAAAAACAGGTAATGAAATGTAATTTAATATCATATAAATAATGCATATATTATTTTAGAATCAGATTATATTAAATATATTCAACAAATCCAAGGTCTTTCGCAGCTATTTTTGCTAATGTATCTTCCAAAGAGCTATAATCTTTTATACCATTCTTATTTGAATAAAGTAATAACAAAGTATTTTGATATGATTTATCAAATTTATTAAACATATCATTGTAATAATCATTTCCTAAATCATACTTATTAGTATCCATATCCAACATTGGAGGTATAATTAAATTGGGAGGATTTATAAATTTACAAGGTTTTGACTCATTTCTTAAACTTGCACAACTGTTTATAAATGTTTCTAACCATTCGTGATTCTTTAATAATATTTGTTTTAATTTTGGGTTAATTTTATCCCAAATATTTTGATGTAATTTATTTGACCAACTAACGGATCCATCTGAATTATATATAGGTATTTGGTTAAATTCATCAGAGTTTAATGATTCGGTTTCTTCTTCTACTTGTTCTGGTTCTTCTACTTGTTCTGGTTCTTCACTAGATTCAATAATCAGTTGTTTTTTTCTTTTCTCTCCCAGATTATTAGAGGTAGATGCTTTTAATCCAACGTCGTATTTTACAATAGATAATCTGGCACCTTCATTATACTCTATATCAGATACGGAAAATTTATTTTGAATTAAATGATATGTATTATTATCTTCATTATACCAAACCATATTTTCTTTATTTTTTAATTTCATAATTTTCTGTAATAAAGGTTTAAGATTGTTAACATATATATTAACAGCATCATTTACATATTGATTATTATTCTCAACATTAAAATTATACATACATTCTTTTATCTCAGATATTAATACATAAGATTGTTCTATATCATCCTTTAAAACCTTTGATGTATCTTTATTATCTACAATTTTATAATATTCATCAAGATATAATTGTAATGTAGATGTATTGTGCTCAACAAGCTCCTTGATATCGTTGAATCTTTCAATTGCTTGTTCTGTTGTAATATATCCAAAAAGTAATTTGTTTTTATCATCAATAATAGTATTTTTCAAATCAAATATTTCTTTTTCTAATTTTTTCAAAAGACTAGGTAATTGTATTATGCTGCCTATATTTATAGTTATATTTAGATTACACGGATCAGAAATAATACCACAAATAGCTTTAAGTTGTCTAAATTGTCCCTCGTATTTGTTATCTTTAAATATTTCCGGATGATAATTTGTAGAAAAAATAGTGCCTCCTGGTCTTTTGCAGTTAATACACTTAGGTTTTAATTTTTGATATTCAATAACGCGCTCTTTCCAGCTTAATTTTGTATTGCGAATAATCTTAGATTTATTTTTTGCGCTATCTGTTTCATATTTAGATTTTAATTTATAATATTCGTTAATAGCATCATCTATTGATAAAGACATTATATACTTATATTCTATATTTTTATTTATTTGATAATATTTTAAATATTATCAAATATTATCAAATATTCTACATAATCAATAAATTTTACCATTATTTATAGTTTCATAATCATTTTCCCATTTTGGTAAACCAGTTATTAATTCTTGATGTGCAATTCTTTTAGCCTCCTGTAAATGTTTTATTTTTGATAAAATATATTTTTGTTTTTCATTATTTATCTGTATTTTTTCTACTTGTGTAAGACGTCCTTTATATTTATACAAAAGTATTAATCCTAAAATTAGTAAGAATGCTATAAATAACCCTATATTAAAAACAATATAATAGAAATTTGTTTTAACAATGTGACATTGCTTTAAAGTTTGATTTAAAAAATATTTAACCCCAGGTTCTGTTAATGACGGTTTAGAAAATTCATTATAGTCCATATTTATTATATGTAAAATTATAAAATAAATTATACACAATATCTATATGGCTAATTCTTATTTAAATATTGTAACATTTTTGTTCACTACATTGTTTTATTATATGGCTATAAAGCCAAATTTAACATTAAATTCACTAATAGATCCTGTACAATACAAGAAATATATGAGTAGCAGTTATATGTATTTAGCTGTATATTTGTTATTAGTAATGGTAATACAATTTATAGTAAACGCGTCGGTAATTACTAGCAATTGTGGTGGAAATATTACGGAAAATATGGGTGCTGCTGGAATATATACTTTTATACCTTGGATATTAATATTTGGTGTTGTAATATTAGTATTAACTATATATCCCGGATTTAAAAGTGCATTTTCAGATGTAATTGGTTATTTTTATGTATCTTCATCCGCAAATAAAGTATTAACTACATTATTAATTGATAAAGATGTACAGAAAAAAATAGATACCGATACAACTTCTACTGAAGAACAAAAAAAGTCTATGCAAGAAGCAGCAGATGCTATAATTAAGATATGTGGTAACACATCTATCTTGATCAACCAAATCGTTCCAAGTAATTTTATGGAATATTGGAATATTTTAACTCCTTTAATGAAAACACAATATCAAACATCCGGACCTGAAACAGAGAAATTAAAAAGTGAACTATTTGAATTAGTTGTAACTCGTGATAATGTTGGTGAAGCAATGTGGTTTATGTATACAGGTCTATTATTAACATCTATAGTTCAATTAAAATTAACAACAAGAGGATGTACAACCAACCCAGATACAATGCAGAAAAATTATCAGTCTTACTTACAACAACAAGAAACCGCAGATAAACAACAACAACAAGCTACAGGTACAGTGTATACTGTTTCTGGATAAATTACATCATAAGTTTTGGATAAGCAATAAAATATAAAACAGCCAAATATGATACTATTCCTAAAACTAGTGAAAGTAGCCAAACGGGTAAAATTGTTTTATTTCTATATCCTATACCAAACTCACGTATACTACCATCTTTATTATATAAAAATCCAGGTTTAATCAATTGTATTATACCAAAAATCATAACAAATAATATTATTGATACAAAAGTAACATTTTCTCTAATAAAGTTTTTATACATCTTATATATAATTATAAACAAATTTTATAATTATATTTTTAATAATATGATTTATTGCATTTATACTATATACATTCTAAATATAGTATATCTATAATTAATTATAATCAGTATAATCGTCTCCTTCTTCTTCAGGGGCGTCATTTCCATCAAAATTACCGTCATAAAAATCTTCGTTCAAATAACTCATATCATATGCTTCTCTTTCAATATTATCTTCTGTATCTCTATTATCCAAATAATCTTCTATTTCTATATCAATATTATCATCCGTAACACTCCTATTATTTTTTCTCAAGTTTTGTTCTACTTTATCCATTTCATCTCTAAATTCTCTCTCTGCATCATAATAATCTTTATCATACATAGTTAAACCCTTTTGCAAACCCTTACTATATTGTGACTGTTTGGTAATTTTCAATATAGTATCTACATCTCTTTGTTCATCTGTTAAATTTTTTAGTTTATCAGTAATAAGATTTTTTTCTTTTTCTTTTAGTTTAAATATATTATCAGTAATACCTTCATACGACATATCAATTTTGCCTTTGTGTGATTCCATAATATTTACAAAAGCAATTAACAAATTACACGTGAGTTGTCTCAATTCTTTTTTGTTCCCACTTAAAAGGACCTTATTTTTATCGGTTCTTGATGAAATTGAAATGTCAATTCTAGTTTCTTGTTCTTCCAAGTATTCTACTGTAAATATATCTTCTACATTATTATCTTTGTTATATTCAGTAACAATCATATCAGAGTCATCCGATAAATCTATATAACTAATTAATACTCTTAATAAATAATATTCATATAAAAATCTACTGGTTCTTTCATCAAAAACTGGTTTTAATGTTTTTCCATCATAATTTATTGTTGTAAAAGAAGGAGTTTCGCTAGATAGTTTTAGTAAATTTTTACATAGTTTTTGAACTTTCGTTAAAATATTATAAAGTCCAGGTTTTCCATAAAATATTTTAAGACTTTCGTAATATTTTTCAATAGAATCCTTTATTTTTTTTGAATGATTACCCGACAAATGTAGATAATTTGGTATAAATGTATTTGTATAATCTACCTCATTCAAAATAATATTAGGAAATAATGTTACAAAATAACTTATGAATGTTTTATAAAAATTGATTATATTGTACATTGAATCATTTGATATACTAATATTTTCACGTCTATTTGAATTATCCGTACTCCAGTTAGACAATGATTGTATTGCATCTACAACTTTTTTAACAGAACGTTTTGTTACATCATTGCCTTTATTTTTTTCTATAAACTCAATAATATCTTCTTTCATAGATTCAATACTTTTAATTAAATAGTTGTTTAGATCTTTTACTTCCTTTGTGGTTTCATTTGATGCTATATCAAAAGTATCTAATGTTTTTAATATATTTTTTGTTAAAGCCCCATCTACAACTTCATCATTTTCCTCATCAATTACTTCCAATAGATTTGTAAATTTTGAAATATTAGAAGATATTTTTTCTTCAAAGTCTACATTTACAATATTATTGCGTCCTATTATTTGTAACAATCTTAAAAATGTTTCATTGTTATATTGTCTATCGTCCTTTTTAAGCATAGTAATTATTTCATCTGTATTGTATATTTCATTTGATGATAAAAATTCTGGTTTGTTGTTACATAAAGGTAATAGATATTCTGGTATAGGTATTAAAGATTTAAATTTGCAGAAAAATATGAAAGATAAATAAATAGTTTTCTCATCAAAATTTTGTATAATAGTAGGATATTTATTTTTTGTATTTATGTTACTATAAAATAATCCTGCTTGTGAATAACTAGCAATATCCTGCAATATATTTGTAAGTTTATTTACAATTTGATTATATTCTTCTATATTTTTATCGTGTGAAATAAAATATTCAATAACTGTTTCATTACTATTACTTTGACAACACGCATTTTCTAAATATGGTTCGCTATTTGAATTATTCAGTAATGTGGCTTTATTCTTTACTATTTCTTTTATTTTTTCCTGAAGTGCTAGAGAGAATTGAATAATCTTGGATTCAATTACTAATATCTTTTCTTTTTGATTGGGAGATCCCGATCTTAAATCAGATATTAGACCTCTTTTAAAATCATCTGAAATGTTTAACAACCGTTTTATTTTATAAGGGAATAATGGAGGCAAAAAGTTAATCCAGCTACTAATATCGTGGTCTTCTGATATTTTTTCGGAACTGGATGACATTAGTAAATATTCGGTTTTCTCATCAAACTTTCTTTTAACATCTGATAATGTTAATAAAACATCATCTATAGAAGCCTTTATTTTTTTTTCAATAATGTCTAACTTCTTTAGTATATTCCAAGGCTCAACAGACGACTCGCGTATATCGTATGCTACACAAGACAAGTATTTTAAACTACTATAATCACCTGCACCTTCAAATGGATAACCTGTAAATGATCTCACACATCCAGGGTGTGTCTTTCGTGTTTTAACACTTGGAATAGATGTTTGTATTGCTATTAAAATCATACCTAATGTATAATACATTATTGCTGTATTATAAAAGTCTTTATAGGATGACATTTTTTTCCCCTTCTCAGCCATATCCTTTATTTTTAACTTATAATCATTTTCGGATTCTAGAGTGTCGCGTAATGATTCTAATACACAATTTACTATAAATTCCTTTTGGGTTTCAATGTTTATACCCATTGCAATAGATAATGCGTTTACAATATTGGATATCATTCTTGTATCAGGAGTATCATATTTAATTATTTTTTTAATTTCAGATGTAATTTTATTTCCTGCATCATCTTCAAGTATAGCTCTTGTAGAAACTTTAAATCCTTCTTCATACCCCTCTTCAATATCAAAATCGCCTTTTCTAATAGTCCATCCACTACCTTCAGCAGTCCAATAATCCCCATCATCACTTTCTTTTCCTATTTTTGCAACTAATTGATCAATAAAATCATTATACCCAGATGGATTCGTTATATATGCAGAAGCCATATCATATCTAAATACAGGTAACAACTCTACATTCGTTTTAACACAATATAACCAATGAATAGATTCTTTTTTGTTCAATGGTCCAAAACCTTCTCTAATCGGTGGTCTAGTATAGTTATTTACAAACCGAATAATATCATTTTGTTTTTTGACAAAGTCACTTTGACTTAAAATAAGATTCAGTAATTTTGCATTTGGTGAAATTATACTAGCATTTAATTCGTCATTAACATTTGCACCTAGTTTATATTTCTGATTATTATATTTCAACATATTCGCATTTTCTATTTGTGTTGATACTCCAATAATAGAGGTTAGGTATTCATATTTTTCTTTGATTTTTTTATGATATTCGTCTTTTGAAACCCTATATTTTATATCAAACTCATTAATTACATTTTTTAACAAATTGGTTTGTAAAGTAGATTCATCTTTTTTAATACTTTCACATTTATCATCTATTTTATCCGGAACATTAATACATTTTTCTTGTAAATTACATAAAATACTAGATTCGTCAGTGAATATTTCTTTACCAACCTCCGTATCTAATTCCCATTTATTATTTTTACGAACATAATAATCAAACTCATCTTTTATATTTTCATTATATCCTTTGTAAAGAATTGCATAATGATTGTTCATTACTTTTTTGTATCCAGTTACAAGAGTATCCGCCAAATATTCTGCATCTTCATCTGTTAATTTTTGTTTTTTTTGTAAATCATTTTTTAAATAATCAAAAAAACTATCAGGAGGCATTTGAATAATTTCTTTTTCATAATTATTTAATAACCCATAAGGTGTTTTATCATAATTTTTATCAAAATATATAGTTTTATCATTATCAGCTTCTAATTCTTCTATAGATTTATATTTTTTTGCTATAGTCATAGTTTTACATTTATCATTTGATTCATTATTCATCTTCTTTTCTATCTTTTCTTTTTCAGATTCAAATAATTCTGAAAATTCCATAGGCATCATTAAAGGCGCATTTTTTAAAGAAATCGCAGACGTATATAATTTTGTATTATCCTTCATATTTATTTTTTTTAAGAGTTCCGAGTTTGTGAATATTAAGTTGTTATTTACAATAATATTGTAAGCATCACACGTCTCTGTATATAATTGATTATCTAATAATGATAGAATAGAATATGCATTTGTAAATATTAATTGTTGTGACTTATTTCTTTTAAGAATATTAAATAAACGCGCTCTTTCAATAAAATTTTTATTGTACTCAGATATTTTACCGTTTATAAAATTAATTATTTCAACATATTGCATATATGTTAAGTCGTCTGTATAAATTAAAAATGGCTCTAAATAACCAACTACATCAACAATAGATAATTTTCCTACAATATATTTTTTCATTAAATTAAAAATTATCTTGGTTTTTGGAATAATGGTTTGTATAAATTGTGAATAAATTGCTTCATTTGACAACCCTCTTTTTTCTTCATCTGATAAATTTAATACATAATTCTTTACAGTGTTTACAAAATTGTTTTCATTATAGTCTAACTCTTCCTCTAAATTATCAATAATTATTTCATTCACATTGGTTTTATTCTTTAAAAACTCCCAATAATTTAAAAATATTTGATTCAAATTGGCTTTATCCAATAAAGTAGTTCCTGGAAGATTAATTTTAGAAAACCTGATCGTAGGCTCTGGTAAAGTAACAAATGACTTAATAGACATAGTCTCTGGGTTAGTCATATTAACTTTTACAGTTATCATACGACTAGATGTTGCATCAACTGTATCTAATTTGGTTAAACCTAAATTATATTTTTGAATAACAAAACGTCTAGAACGAATTGTATTGTTATTAAAAATGGAAGAATACATATCTTCTAGATTGTTAATTACAACATTAATGTTTGCTTCTACATTTTTTTCTATAAGTATACCATTATTATTTTCATCATTAATTAAATCAAATGGTGTGAAATGGGGGTTTAATTCATTGTATAAATAAGAATACTTATTTTGTTCAGATGGTAATGTATTTGATTTATAATTGTTAACAATATTATTTATATTCATAATATCATTCTCTAATTCAATATTAATTACATCATTATTTTCGTCATTCATACTTTGAACATTATATACTTTTTTAATGTTTTTAACAACTGGAAGAATCCAATATAAATTTTGTTTAAAATGATTAAAATACTGTGATAAGGGTTTGTAAGAAGCTTCATTCCTTAAAATGCTATCAATATTTCCATATTTATCAAATGTAGAAAACCTTTCTCTCAATTGTTTAAATCTTTCAATTATTATATGTATATTATTCAGAACTTTTTGAGTTCTTTGTGAGTTTGGTATATTTGATAAAAGTTCATCTAATAAGTCAGACAATTGAGTTTCAATACTATATCTTTGAGAGTTACTAGCAACATCTACAAATTGTACAATCGGCCCTAATTCTTCATAACCAAATTGTATCTGATCGGCTTTGATTATAAATTCCCTCAATTGGTCTTTTACGTTTTTCGTTGGAATAGAAAATTGTATCTTTTCACCTTCTAAAAGACGTTTTTCTTTTTCTAATTCGGGTAACATTTCATATTCTTGATATTCTTCTTGTCCTTGTTCTTGTTCTGGTTCTTCAATAATTTTACTGGGTTCTTGTGGTTTCTCTCTAATTTCAATAAACTCAATAGGTAGATCTTCTGGTATACCTTTATAATCAAAATTAATATATAGCATATCTCCATCAATTGTTTTTACTTCTATCATATCTTCTTCTACATTTGTTATTTCTCCAGTAATAATTGATGGAAAATCTCCGCCAAAATGTATATCAATCCATTTATTCGTGGTTAATCCATTTTGTTTTGCATAACTAGCGGTTTCACTTCTACTTAAAATAATAAGTTGAGTTATTGTACCATCACCAATTGTACCATCTGGTGATAATTTGAGTTTTGTCATTTCACCTGATTCAGGATTTAATAAAAACATTTTTGTTTGATCAATATAATTTATGTAAAACTCATTTCCATTTAATATTTCATTATTCGGGCTAATAATTTTAATAATATCACCTAATTGTAACTCTATTTTGGTTTCATTATAATTAGTCTCATCCGACAATTTATTTATATTATCTTTTTCGTTTTCATTTTCATTTAATGACATTTGTTTCTATATTTATTGTAGAAATTTTTGTGCTTAAGTAGAAATCAATTTAAAATATAGTTTAAAGACATATTATTATTAATATTTAATATTATTATGTCATTAATTTGTGCTAATTTATCATTGATTCCTGGGTTTACAAATCTTATTAATGGTGAGAATCTGAATGAATCAAGTATACTAAAACTAAATAAAGTTGATTGTAGAATTTCTACAGCTATAGGTTCATATAAAGTAATTCGTTATGATAAGGATATACTAACTTATGATATGATTCCTACATATGGGTTATGCCGTTCTGTTATTGTAAATAGTAGAAATAAAGTAGTATGTTTTGCTCCTCCTAAATCAATATCATCTGAATCCTTTATTAGTAAATATCCAAGTAAAAATGCACATATAATTGCTCAAGAATTTGTGGAGGGTACAATGATCAATGTATTCTGGGATTCAAACATTGGTCTCACTGGAGGATGGGAAATTACTACAAGAAATACGGTTGGTGCTACATCAAAGTTTTACAAGTCAGAAAACGCTAAGACATTTCGTGAAATGTTTTTGGAAGCTTCTAAGGTAAATAATTTATATTTAGAACAATTAAATCCTGCATATTGTTATAGTTTTGTTCTTCAACACCCAGATAATAGAATTGTAGTGCCTTTTAAAACTCCAAAATTATATTTGATTTCTATGTATAGTATCGTAAATGAACCCGACAATATAAATGTATATTCCTTGAATATGGAAGAAGTGCAAAAATTTGATTGGGGAGCTACAACTATTGGGTTTCCAAAAATTTATGAATGGACTACTTATGCTGAATTAATTCAAACGTATGCATCAATGAACACATCATATGATATCTTAGGTGTAGTACTTTATAATAGCGCTACTGGAGAAAGAGCCAAGATCAGAAATCCCGTTTATGAAGAGGTGAGAGGTTTGAGAGGAAATCAGCCCAAATTGCAGTATCAATATTTGTTTTTAAGAAAGGAAGGTAAAGTATCAGAGTTTTTGAAATTTTATCCTGAAAATAAAAAAGAGTTTTCTAAATTTAGGGATCAACTTCATTTGTTTACAAATACTCTTTATGCAAATTATGTTGCGTGCTACATTAAAAAGGAAAAGCCATTAAAAGAGTTTTCAGATCAATACAGAACACATATGTTTACTATTCATCAGAAGTTTATAAGTGATCTTCGTGATAAGAAGTTATTTGTTACGAATACTGTTGTTATTAATTATGTAAATCAACTTCATCCCTCTTTATTAATGTATTGTTTAAATTATCATATGAGAAAGCGAAATGTGGATACTATACGTAGTGAAATTTATGACATTTAATGTATTTTTAATTTTATATAATATATATATATGCCTAGTAGATATTTAAATATTATAGGAGGTATAGAAGATACTGATTGGTTTTTAAATTATGATGATACAAGTAAGGCGGAAACTATTTTTTTGATTGGTACATATCCAGATATTTCATTTCAGATTAATTCAACAAATGATTTAACGATATCTTATATCATTGTAGGAGGCGGCGGTGGCGGTGGATTTGGAGTAGATTTATCAAACGTATCTATTGCTAATAGTTCTGGTGGAGGTGGCGGTGGCGGTGGTGGCGGTGTATTAAATGGATCTTTTGATTTATCTGCTAATATAAGTTTGTTTGCTAAAGTAGGAAAAGGTGGTTTTGGAGGTAATGATGGAACAGTAACAGATTACCGTTTATCTAATGGTCAAAATGGATCTAATAGTACTTTAAATAATACGAATATTATCCTTTCTGTTACTGGTGGTAGTGGAGGATCTTCTGGGGAGAATTTACCAAATTATACTGGTGGTGGTTCTGGTGGTACTCCTGGTGGTGGTTCTGGCGGTGGTAGTTTGACAGATGGTGAGGATGGTACATGTATTGATGGCTCATATTATGGTGGAGGTGGAGGTGGTGGAGGTGGAGGTGGTGGAGGTGGATATGGAGGTGTAGGTGGTGGTGGTGGTGGAGCTGAAGCTGGAATTGGCGGCACCGGTGCAAATGGTGCAAATGGAGGGAATGGCTCTACATCCCACACGAGTGTTAATGGTACACCAATCGGTGTAGATCTTTTAGGAGATCCAGGTTCAGCACCTAAATCATTTTTAAATGTAACAATAGACTTATCTAGATTAAAAGGATCTAATGGATTAGATGACAATAGAAGAGGCGGTAATGGTGCAAATATAGGTGGTGGTGGCGGTGGAGGTGGTGACGGTAACATTAAAGGTTTTGGAGGGAATGGAGGGAATGGAATAATAATCTTATATGTAATGAAACCTCTGGGTTATGGAAATATAAACAACTCTGGAGAAAGCATAACACCTTCTTGTTTTCCAGAGAAAACCCCTATACATTGTGACCAAGGTATTATTGATATTGATAAAATAAACCCAAAATATCATACAATTAAGGGTAAACAAATTTTATCAATTACTAAATCAATTTACGAATTAGATACAATCGTTTGTATTGAAAAAGATGCATTTTATAAAAATGTACCGTGTAAAAATACATTACTAACTAATGAACATAAAGTATTTTACAATGGTAAAATGGTTGAAGCCGTAAAACTTGTAGGATTGAATGATAAAATTTATATAAAAAAAAATAAATCAAAATTTGTTTACAATGTTTTATTAAAAAAATATGATAAAATGGTAGTTAATAATTTAGTTGTTGATACATTGCACCCAGAATCTAAAATAGCCAAATATTATGCAAAGCACAATTACACATTAGATAAAGATTTTGAAGAAACAATGCTTACAATAGCACGCAGTTTTTATAAAAAGTACACACACCTACAAATAACAAATAATAAATAATAAAATTGATAAATAATATATTGGAAAATATATTTTAAGTTCTAATATTAAATTTAAAGATAAATACTATTTTAAATTTAATAAATGGGTAATTATATTATGAATTGTATTGGATTAGAAGAAAATGAATATAACGATAATACAGATTATAATGATAAAGTTTTTGATTATTCTAAATATAGAAGTGAAGAATCCGTTATTTTTCCTTTAGATATAGATTTTAATTATGCTAGTGAAAAATGGAGAAATAACAAATTAAATATAGGAAGAAATAATTATGTGTATATTTGTCCGTTAATAGAAAAAAATAAAAAATGTGGTAGACGACCATTTCCAAATATGAATTATTGTATGGTCCATCATATACACAATAAAATATAGTTATACAAATTATCTTCTAGTATTCTTATTTCGGAAAGTATATTTCTTGTTTGTTTTTTTATATTTCTTATTTGTTTTTTTATATTTCTTATTTTTTCTTCTTATTTTACCACCTTTTTCATAAATTATTTGTGATTTTGTATACGGTCTAAAAATATGAGGCATATCCATTAATTTTGGTTGCGATTGTCTATATTTATTCACTGTATTCTTTACAATTTGGAATGGAATCGTAAAATATTGCATATCATATATATCTTCCATATTATCATTATCATATTTCCAAAAATAATTATATCTAGAATTTAATAACGACTGCATTTCTGGGAAAAAAGTGAAATGTTGACTTCTATAAAAATTCTGGGTATTTGTATTTTCTATAGATTTTACTATTATTTGTGCTTCATTATCAAATATTTTTGTACCAAGTATTTTAATTAATGTTATTATATTTTTCCCAACATATTTATAATTTAAATCGCTACAAATATATAATATATCAAATGTAAAATTAGAAGGTATTATATTTATTAATGATATACCGTTAATATAATTTTTATCATTAATAGTTGTATATGATAATAATAATATATTTGACCTTGTAAAACTACTAAATAACGTTAATGTATTTAGTGTTGCACAAATTCTTCTCTCGTTATTAGCAATTAAGTTATGTAATAGTCTCGTATATTTTTCTATATTTGTATCGTATTTTATTTCATTTGAAATAGTATAAAGTTTACTTACTATCAAATCAATATTAAAGTTTTTATTAAATATAAAAAAAAAGTTAGATTCTTGAGTTTCCTGTGTTATATTTGTAGGTAATAATGTATTTTCAAATAGTATATTCATATAATATTATAATATAGTAATATAATTTATAATGTATTTTTTTAATTTTTAACTAACTGTAATAATCCTTTTCTAATTTTATTATAAATCAATTTTGCATCTTCAATACATTCTTTCAGGTGCCCCTTTACAGTAGTTTTTTCTACAGCTTCAGAATATGCTACCCGAATAATGCTTTCGTTATCGTGTGGATGCATCTTTTTAAACCCACAAAATGTAAGAATTTTTGTTTCGTAAAACTTAGAATACAAGAAATATTCAATAACTTTACCAATAGTATAATCTTCATTTTCTAGAATAACGTCAAAACAATTAGCCATTGTATTTTGTGATGTGTTGATTTGTAGTTCATCCTTTTCTAACAAATTATCTAATTCGTCTAGTTTTGTGATAAGAATATCACAAGATTTATCTACTATTTCATAATTTGTATAAACACTAGAAGTTTGTATAATAAAGTCAAAACTATCTTTTTTATAAATACGCATACCATCCAATAAAAGCCAATTTTTTGCTTCAAAATCAATTTCCTTTTCACTTTTACCTTCATCTTTCCAAGTTTGTTTTTTCTTTTGTAAAACATTATCTCTAGCAGTTTCATCTATTGTAAACCCATATGAACAAGTTGAAACAGCATTAAACATACCGTCTTCTTTAGCATTTCCTATATCAAGTTCACACGTTAAATGAATTTTTTCACCTTGTATTTTTGAATTGGGTAAATCCTCAAAAACCTTTGGTCTTAATCTTACGAAATCAATAAAATCACCAGTATAATCATCTGGTGGGAAAATCTCTCTGGTTTTTGATTCACTTAATAACTGACCGGTAACAACATCTCTAATAACAAAATTTTCTGTTGTTACATACATAGTTGTGTCAGTAATGTTTTCAACATTTACTTCTACAACATAATTTTTATATGGAAAATCATCCAAGTCTTTAATGTATATAGGAATACAACTTAAGCGTTGCTTCAATATTTCATTATTTAGTCTTGTTGTATTTGTAATAATGTTAGCTTTATTATTTTCATAAGGCGCAGTACGAAACACTATTAAGGGTATATCTGACAATGCTGTTCTTCTTATGGCGTTAGCGACACTAACATTTACACCGCTAAGTGTAAATGCAAGAATATCAGAACCTGATTTGTTAGAATTTAATTCAATGTGTGGATTCATATTATCTAATATATAGTTTATATTTAAATTGTAAATAAAAATCAATTTTTTTAAAAATGAGTTAAATATTTAATTCAAATATAAAATATAGATTAAGATGAGTTCTATATTATATTATAGTAATTTCTGCGAACATTCAAAAAAACTTTTGCAAACTCTTTCAAAAACGAATTTACAAAAAGATATACATTTTATATGTATTGATAAAAGAGTTAAGGATGCAAATAACAAAATATATATTATTTTAGAGAATAATCAAAAAATAATTATGCCTGAAAATGTAAACCGTGTACCGGCACTACTTTTATTAAATCAAGGATACAATGTTTTATACGGAGAATCTATTTTAAATCATTTAAAACCTAAACAAGAAGTAGAAGTAAGACAAGCTACGAAAAATAATATGGAACCTATGGCTTTTGCATTTGGTGGAGGGTTTGGAGATGTTATTTCCGACCAATATAGTTTTTTAGACCAAGGCCACGAAGATTTAAAAGCTACTGGAAATGGAGGTATGAGACAAATGCATAATTATGTTGATTTGAATTATATGGATAGTATGAATACTCCAAGCGATGATTTTGATTATAAAAAATCAAACAAAATTCCAGAAGGTCTTACTATAGAACAATTACAACAACAAAGAGATTCTGATTTGAAAAAATTGACAGGAGGCAGACCACCTGTAATATAATATTGCTTTACTTATAAATAATTACAATTACTTTATAATTATTATATTATTATAAAGTAATTTAAAAGTAAATAGATACAAAATAAATATATGGCTATTAACATTCTAACTGCTTTTAATGATCATTTTATTGAATTTGTAAGTGATATTCAAAGTGTTTTTCCAAATGACGCTGATCTACTTACGGCAAAGAACTCTCTATTAGCTATTAGAAAAGCAAACCCCAAGATGATTGTAAAAATTTGGAAAACATTTATTGTTGGTAAATACAAGTCTGAAATAGATTCAGGGGATTTATCATTTTTTATCAATAAGGATTATTCTCAAGATGTAGAAGGAAGTCAGTATTCAGATAAAATTACTGAAGCGATTGACCGATTACGCGAGCCAATTAAGCAAATGACTCCTGAAAATCAATCAAAAACTATGAAATATATTCAAAATCTAACTAAGTTGTCCTCTATGTGTGAATAAATTTAATTAAATAAATGTAATTAAATAAAGTTATATTTAATAATAAAGATAATATTTATGGATGATAATATTTATAAAAATAAATTTGGAAAAAGAGTTATTTTTAATAAAATAATTCTATTTGTACCGTATTGCGATATTTATAAAAATTATATTATAAAATGCTTAAATTCAATTGAAAACCAAAATTATAAATACTATGAAGTAATTATTGTTGTAGATGGTTATGTATTAGATTATAATTTATTATTAGATTTTGTAAAAGAAAAAGCTAATTATAAATTATTGGTATATAAAAATAACAATGGACCTGCATTTAGTAAATGGAAATTTATAGAATATATTCAAACTAATATAAATAACTATAAATATAACGATATAATTGGAATATTAGATGGTGATGATTATTTAGAAAATGATGCTTTTCATATAATAAATCACACATATAATCATCATAATTGTTGGGTTACGTTTGGAAATGCGATAGGTAAATTTTGTAATTTTAAGGTTGATTATGATATTTTAAAATCGTATAAAAATATTAGAAAAGAAAAGTGGCTTTATAACCATATAAGAACTTGTAAACTGGGATTATTATTAAATTTTAAGGAAGATGACTTTAAAATGCACGACAAATGGTTAATAAAATGCACAGATAGACCATTCGTTTATAATATAATTGAATGGTCGGGATTTAAAAAAACAAGATTTATAAATTCAATAATATATAATTATATTGAACATGATAATAATTCATATAAAACAATTGATAACAATACAAAGCAGCGGCATTTAACATATGTTACTAATATTGAACCTAAACAAATGATAATAGAAGATATACATATCGTAATGTGTGTATATAAAAGAGTTTTTAACTTAAAAATACAATTAGAAAATTTAAATGAACAAACTGTATCAAATAGAATAATTTTACATATTGTTAATAACAACCCAGATAACAATACAATAATTTGTGATTTATTACTAAAATATAGTAATAAAATAAAGTATTATATTTATAATTATGATAACACATACTTTGGATTTCAAAGATTTTTAACTATAAAAAATATAATAATAAAAAATTTTATAATAGACTATATAATCATAATAGATGATGATCAGATTTTTTCTACAGATTGGGTTGAAAAATTATATGAATTAAGAGAACCTCAAGTATATTATAGTTGGTATGTTAAAAAATGGGATCCTAATAACTTAGATTATTGGAATGGTTCTATAATAAATATAACTGATTGTAGAAGAAATAACAACCCGCATATCAATGAAAGGTTACACTATGGTGCTACTTGTGGATGTATAATTGATATAAAAATTTTTAATGACAATAGTGAATTATGGCGTTTGCCTACTAATTTACCAGAAAATGTTACTATTTATAATATAGAAGATTTATGGCTTTCTTATATAATAATATGTTATGGTTGGAATATAAAACGGTCATTTTTACCAGAACAAATATCATTAAATTTAAATTCTGAATCAGAAAAGGAATCTTTATGGTGTAGATTAATTAATGAAAAACAATTATTATTAGAATTTTTAGTTAATAAGTAATATTAATAACTAATATTAATAAGTAATATATAAATTATAATTAGTAAAACTTAAATAAATACAATTTATAATAATTAAATATATGTCGGAAACAGAAAAAATAGTTATTACTGAAGAATTTAAAAAAATAATTAGAGATTTTGTTGGAGATATTAAAACAACTTTTCCAGAATATAACCCTCTAATATCAAAATGGTGGAAAGATAATTCTAGTTTCGTTCATATTGAAAAAGAAGATGATAGAGTATTTGCATACGAAAATGCAGAAGATAAGAGTTGTAAAGATATATTTGCTTTTTGTCAAAAGAAACTACCACCTAGATTTTTTGATATTTTATATCAAAATGAAGAAATTTTTAAAGAAGATTCTCAATATGACACAGAATTTTTACCTAATATTCATTTCAAAAACTTATGGAATTTAGATATTAGTAAAAAAACTAGAGAAACTATTTGGAAATATCTCCAATTAATTCTATTTTCTATTGTAGGATCGCTTGACAATAAAGAGGCTTTTGGAGATTCAGCAAAGTTGTTCGAAGCTATTAATGAAGATGAATTTAAACAAAAATTAGAAGAGTCATTATCACAAATGCAAAGTTTATTTGAAAATATGAATCTTCCAACCGGAGATAATGGAGAAACAAATGAATCTAGCAATGGTGGTGGTGAAGGAGGCACATTTAATATGGAAGGTATGCCGAATGCAGATGATATACACAATCATATAACATCAATGTTAGATGGTAAATTGGGACAGTTGGCGAAAGAAATTGCCGAGGAAACTGCAAATGATTTGAATATGGATATGGATAATGTTACTGATATGAAAGGTGTATTTAATAATTTAATAAAAAATCCAACAAAATTAATGGGGTTAGTAAAAAATGTTGGTAATAAATTAGATTCAAAAATTAAATCAGGTGAAATAAAAGAAAGCGAATTAATTTCCGAAGCAACCGAGATGATGAATAAAATGAAAAATATGCCTGGTATGGGAGATATTCAATCTATTTTAAGTAAAATGGGTTTAAATGGTCTAGGTGGTAAACTAAATACTAATGCAATGCAATCACAACTAAATAAAAATATGAAATCTGCTCAAAATAAAGAAAGAATGAGAGCAAAAGCAGAAGCTAGCCGATTGGCTAAAGAAAAACAATCTGAAAAAGAGCCATCTTCAACGTTGAATACTCCTTTGGTTTCCGAAGAAGAAATTATAAAAATTTTTAGTACTGGAGAAACGGTGGAGAGAACTCCTAGGACTGCAAAACCTAATAACCAAAATAATGATGGTAAAAAGAAGAAGAAAAATAAGAAATAAAATATTTATGAATGTAATAAACAGGTTTAAAAATATAATAATATATTATCTATTATTATGTTTAATGATTATGAATCTTCTGGAAAACATATGATATGTGATTTTAAAGGTATCCAAAATAATGCCCTGTTAAATGATATAAATAAATTAAATTCTTTATTAAAAAATGTATGCAGTAAAAACAGTTTCCAAATATTGAATGAGATTGAAAAGGAATTTTCGCCTATTGGTTGCACTATTATTTTTTTACTATCGGAATCACATATTTCAATTCATTCTTTTCCCGAAAAAAAATATATATCTTTTGACCTTTACACTTGTAGACAATACGAAAATGATAATGAATACATAAAAATTTATCAGTATATGTTAAACGAATTAAATGCTTCAAAAGATAGCACTTGTAAAATTATAGATCGTTATTTTTAATATTTGATAAATAAGTAAAACATCAAAATTGTGAAATATTTAATAAAGTTTTAAAAATATATATATATAATAATGACAATTCAATTTTGGTCAAGTGATCCAACCGTTTTATTTAATAAAGAATATATCTTTGAGTTATGGCCTACAACAAATATGTCTTATGAACAAAAATTAAATGCAATAAGCCGGCTTATTATTTTAATTACAATTTTAGGGTATATTTTAACAATGTCTCAAAGAATACTTATTGTAGGTTTATTAACATTGGCTGTTATTTTTGTATTATATAAAATAAGAAAACAAAAGTTAACAAAAGATATTATAAATGAGGGGTTTCAAGTAGAGGGTAATCAAGTAACCGGTTTATTTGATAAATCAAAAACTAGTAATGTTATTACGAATCCTGTTACATTAGAATCCGTTTTAAAGACCGAATTTAAAGAAGGTAATAAAAAGAATCCTTTTAGCAATGTTTTATTAACTGAAATTATGGATAATCCAGAAAGGAAATCAGCTCCTCCTTCATTTAACCCTGATGTAGAATTAGATATTACAAAAAATGTGAAACGTGCAGTTCAAAATATTAATCCTGGAATACATAACACAAATAAGCAACTATATGGAGATCTTTGGGAGAAGTTTGAATTAGACCAATCAAATCGTATTTTTTACAGTACGGCAAATACTCGTGTTGCTAACGACCAGGGAGCTTATTCACAGTTTTTATATGGAAATATGCCTAGTTCTAAAGAATCTGGTCCAGAATCGGCTATGCAAAGAGTTATGGATTCATATAGATATACACTTTATTAATAATGTGAATAATATTAATAATATTAATAATAATTTTAGAATTACAAAAACATATAAATTAATACAAAATTAATAAAAAATTAATAAAAATAATGTGTATAATATATAAAATGGCTAATTTCTCTAGTTATACTTTTGATAATATGTCAAGAATTGGTTTAGATGAATGTTCCAAATCACAAACTGATATCCAAAATGTAGAATCTTGTAACTATATGACACAAAATTATTTTGCTTCTGATTGCTCAATGAAAAATCCTATTAGTTTGGCGACTACACAGCCAGGTATTATGTATAATGGCGGACATAATGTAGGTGCAGGAGGATGTAATATTAATGATTCTTCAAAACTACAAATAGGTACTATACAAACACATCCTAGATGTAGAATTGACTTGTTTCATCGTCCCTTTGCAACTGTGCCTTATTTAGGAAGAGGAGCTGTAAATCCTATTATTGAATCTCAAATACAACAAGGAGAAACTGGAGTTAATAAACGTAGTGTTACTAATTTAAGTGAAAAGAGTTATATAAAGTATCACCAAACTCCTCTTTTACCTAGTGTTAAAGATAGATTAACAAATCCAGCAAACAGTGTAGAGGGGGTAGCTTCTGAGGGATGGATTCGTGGTGGTGTTCCTTCACGCGAATTAACTCGTGATAAAGACTATTTTAACAAACATTCCACATATCAATATGTATAAATTGCAAATTATAAAAATATTAAAGTATATTAAAAAGTATTAAATAGTGCTTATTAATTTATTACTATGATGTATGATACAGAACATATATGTAATTATCATTTACAAGATGTTTTTTTAGAAACAGATTGTTTAACAGATGAAGACAAGGACTTTGTAAGAAATGCTTTATATAGAAACGATATACTATATATTTTTTCAATGGAAGAATACGATGAGAATATATTATTAAATTTAATAGAAGAATTATATGACCGAATTAAAAATTGTAATGACTTATTATTGATAATATTACAATTAACAGAGAAATATAATAATAAGGATCCATTATTTGGATTAATAATACTACATTCATTTGATTATTTACATTTAACACACAAATGCGTATCACAATTTTTAAAATGTGGAAGTATTTCGGAAACAGATTTATTAAATCTTAAAAATACAATAAATGAAAATAATTGATATGTATTTTATTTGTATACTTTTTTAAAAGTATATGTATATATGGCTTCTACACGTAATAGAAATACCCCTGGTAATTATTGTTTAGAACAAAAAGAATACAAACAATTTGAAAATTATACGTTATATCCTAACTCACAATATGGTGCAGCTTATAATACTAGGCTTGCAGGAAATGGGTTATTACCTGGGCAAATTCCTTGGAATAAAATGTCTTATAATGCTCCTGATATAGAGTCATTTTTATTAGGAATTAACTCAACAAATTTAGTTAACCCTGCACCTAGGTTGGTTCCAGAATTAACAAAATTGGATTCAGTAAATATATTTGAAAAAGGCACTGTTTATATACCAGAACCTTTAGTAATAGAAAAAAATCAAAGACCTTTTCCTGTACCGAAATAAATTTTTATAAAATATTTTTATAAAATAATTTTATAAAAATAATTTTTGTGCAATTTTTATTTATAATAAAAACTGCACAAAAAATTACTAAAACAAACACGAAATATAATATGAGCATTTCAGTTATATTTTTTGTACTTTTTATAATATCAATTAATCATATAGGGTTACAAATGGATGATACAATAATAGATCCTCAAATGCTAAATTATGATAATATTTATAATGAAAATACAAAAAAATCAAATAACGAAGTGCAGAGCATTTTATATAATCAAATAGATATTAACATTATTATTTTTTTAACTATACATAACGATAAAATATATAACATTATTCCAAAAAAATTATATGCAGAGAGTAAGAAAATTCTCAAATATATTACAAAAAATAAAACAAATTATTTTATTGAATTTGAGAATGTATTTTGTAAAATTATGTTATACGAAAATCATTTTCAATTAGATATATTGATGCGTCTAATGTCTTTATTCAAAAAACTATATAAATATGTACATTATTGTAGTAAAAAAAATGTATCGTCTAAGCAAATCTATAGAGATATTTGCAGAAATATAATACAATATGTAATTTATATTCTTATATTGGATGATAGAATAAATATGAAAGAAATGTATTCTTTTGAAAATAATATTATTGGTTTTTTAGACTCTTGCATAGATTTGTTAGAAGATGGCAAATATTTATATAATAATTGTTCTTTTTACCAATTTATTCATCATATTCCTTTTATACATTTATAATTGTATATTACAGTTTGGTCATTTAGAGCTTTTGTAAAAAAACTCTATATCCTATGTCTAGTAATTTATATTCGTTTTTATATTTTTCTAAAAAATGATTAATTGCTTCATATGGACTATGTAAAATATTTACATCTTTTAAATAATAATAATCATCTATTACAAGGATTCCTCCTTTTTCTAGAATTCTCCAAGAAAGAATAATATCTGAATAACAATCTGCTAGTTTATGGCTTCCATCTATATAAATAAAATCAAAATATTTGTTTTCTTGTATAAATTTTATTAATATATTTGTAGAATCACTCTTAATTCCTTTAATTCTATTTTCTAAATGAGAAATTCGTATATTTTTATAAAAAGATTCTTCTATTTTTAAATTATTCATATTTTTTAATAGTTCATTTTCTTCATAACTACTCCATAAATCAATGCCTATCCCATTGGATTTTGGGATATTTTTAACTAATTCAATTAATGATGTTCCTGTATATGTACCAACTTCTAGAATATTCACTTTTTCACCATTTACTATTTTTGCATAATTAGTATTAAAATAATATATATTTTTAAAAAAAATCTCTTTTGTACCATTAGGCGAATCATTTGTCCAATTATACATTCCTTTGTATTCTAATTTATTTTTTAAAATATATTCATTTAGTAATTTATTTGCCTGGTTTTCCCAAGTCAGTTTTAAAGACCATTCATAATTTCTCTCTATAAATGGTTTTTTCATTTTTTCATTCTCAGGTTTTAAAAATGGAATTAATTTATTAAAAGCTTCTTTTTTCCATTCATCAGTTGACGCATCTCCATATATAATAACACCTCTATCGCCTACAGTATTTTGCAATCCAGCCAAATTATTTGTAATCACTAATGTTTTTGTAGATGCTGCTTCTAATGCAGTTAAAGAAAAAGTTTCCATAAAAGTACAAGGATAAAACCATATATCAGCAGTTCGCCACGCTTCTTCTAATATAGATTTTTTAACCCATCCGTGATAAGTAATACCTAATTTATTTTCTTGCATTAAATATAAATTTAATATACTTTTAATTTTATTCATTTTTTCAGGTTCAACATCATTTGACCATTTATTGTTTAAATCACAAAAAATATGCAGAGTAGAAAGTGGCTGAAATTTATGGATCTTTGGCCACATTATAAGCAATTCTAATAATCCTCTATTAGGAAAAGACGAATAAATAAATTTATATTTTTCTTTTATAGAATTATTATCTTTAAAATTACAACCATAATAAAATGGTACAGTTATATCTTTTAATAGAGGAAATATTTTTGTAAAATACTCTACATGCCATTCTGTTAAACAAAATATATTTTTAAGTTTATTGTCAATAGGTATTACTAAACCAGTAGGTGTCAAATCGTGAATTACAAAATATACATTTTCAACATAACCTTTAAATGCTAAGGGTAAATATTCAGAAAATCTACTAACTATGCATGTATGTATATAATTTTCATTTACAAAAGAATAACAATCTGTTAACGGTTTGTATTTTACACCTTCAAAAACCTCTTCTTCTTGACAATTACAAAATACATATACATCAAAAAACTTGGTTCTTTGAATATATCTAGCAATTTCAATAATATATGTTTCAGATCCACCAACGCCATCATTTAAAATATTTTTACCGCTCCATTTAGTAAATCCACCATCAGCTATAAAACATAATATAGGTTTATTTGGTACGTTAAAAGTATTTGCACTTTTTGTGAATATAGTTAATTTTTCATATATTTTATACCAAGATACCATTTCTGAATAAATATCTGAATTTGATTTGTTATTTGATAGAAAAAATGAACAAACTTCTAGACCTAATTTATAATCTTCCATTATATAACACACATTTGCTAGATATTTCGGCAAAAAATAGTAACTTAATGTAGGTTTTAATCCATATTGACAATGCTTTGGAAATCCAAGTTCAAACCCTTTTTTAAAATAGAAGTATGCTTTTGAAAAATTATTTTCCATATAATAATGAATACCTATAAAATACAAAGAATCAGGGCGACTTTCATCAATTTTATACGCTTTGTTATATAACTCTTCACATTCAGCCCAAGGTTTATTTAGTTGAAAATTTGCAATACGGGCTGATTCAAAAACAGCATCTATACGTTCTTGTATAAACCCGCTATTTGTAAATTCTGATCTTTTTAAAAAAAACTCATATGCTTTTTCATAATCACCTAATAAGTTATATGTTTGTGCTATATAATAATAGGTTCTACAGTTCATAGGGTCATCTTCTATTTCTTCATATAGTAACTTTAAATCCAGTTGTTTCCTATCATTTGTTCTTTTTTTCATATAATCAGAAGTAATATCTTTAATAAAGCATTTTTCTTCAGGAATAATCACATTTATGTTATCTTTATCTGATATTACTTCGTGGATTTTATAAATATACCTTAAATTTTTATCAGCTTTAATTATTCTATTAGAACCATAATTAACATCATTACTCTGTATAATTATGCTAAAAGATGATGTATATTTATCTCCTCTCACTTCATTTAAAAATTCTCTCAAATTACCTTCTACTATATATGTATCATCTAACATAATAATAAACTTACATTTCGTACCTGCTAAATCTAATAGTCTATTTCTACTATCTCTAAAATTTATAAATGGTTCTTTAAATAGTTCACCCTCTTTTTTCCCTACTAGTACTTTATTTATTATATCTACTGTTTCATCTGTACTACCTGTATCTAAAATTGTCCAACGGTCAATTAAATGTAGATTATCTTTTAAAACTTCCTCAAATTGAGGACCTGCGTCTTTTACCATTATGCATAAATGCATTAGGTTGTCGTAGTTTAGAATTAATTTATCACCATTTTCTTCTATATAATATTTAAATTCTGTTTTAAAAATATCCAAAAAATTATTTTTTAAATAAATGCAAAAATCGGTGTTTTTTAACTCAAATGTATGATTGAATATATTTTTATTTATAAGATCTTCATTATATGTAGTTATTAAAATATAATTTTTAAATTTATTTAAAAATGTAAAATCTACATCGGTATTATTTTCTGAAAAAAATATACTTCCTTTCGTATAAACATTTGTATCAATGTTTAACATACTATTATCATCAAGTTCTAAAATATTTGATATATTTTTTGATATATTTTCTGATATATTTTTTAAAATATTAACATTATGCTGTTGTTTAGTATTTAATAAATAAATATTTTCAAAAAAATGCGAACATTCAATAGGAAGAATTCCTCCGTGTGTAGTGTTAATAAAAAAACACTGGGATATTAATCCTTTAAAATGGATTTCATTAATTAATGAAAATAATCTTTCAAATAAACCAAATTTTTTAAGTATTTTAAGGTTTGTATATTCTTTATGTTGAATTACAGTGAATTCATCATTGTTGACTATATATTTTTTTTTATTAAAATCAACAATCATTTATATATTTTTAATTACAAGATTTTTAATATATTTTATTTTTAAATAAAATATATAATTTATACATATATTATTTGCATTTAATATTCAGGAGTGTGCTTTTTAAACAAACAACCTTGTGGCGTAAGACCTTTGAGATCAGGCGTCACTAATCCTGGATTTTGATGTAAACAATTTGACATCCAAATTTTTATAATACAGAAACTCTTTTTAGGTGAAATGGTAATTCCCGTTACACTATTAACAAAATTTGGGTGTTTACTAATGGTACCCCCAACAATTACATATGTCAAATCTTTCCAAACCTTATAAACATTCTTGTTTGAAACTCTGTATGAAAAACAACCGCCATTTCTATTCTTAGGATCTTCCCAAGTTGGTTTGATTCCTTCGCGCATTACGAATAACATACAATTTTCAACAAGAATAGCAGGTAACGTCTCTGTAATTGCAATAGTATCTTCAACACTTGTAAATGTAGAAATATCTATATAACTTTTTATACTCCAATCGGTATTATGAGGTAAATGTGCCCACAATTTCCATTTATCAGATAAAGCGCTATGTTTGTCCATTATAGGTGTTTCAGTTGTCATTGTAATATGCTGGGGTACCATTTGTAATTAAATATTTCATTTTTTTTTTATATTGTTTTATTAATATAATAATTTATTTTTCATAACTATTTTCACAAATTTTTATTGCAAACTCTGAGTCAAGTTTTTCTATATTTGCATTATTATCAATAATAGATATTTTTAAATCTGAAAAAGAAATTTGCTTATTTATTATTTCATCATAAAAATCACAATAATGATTCTTTAAGAAATATTTTATAAAATTTAAACCAAAAACATTATTTGTAATAAAATAATTATATTTATTATTTTTAAATGCAACGTTTATCATTAAATCATCAAAATATATTACAAAAGATATAAATGATAGTTTAGATTCAATAATTTCAAAATTATTAATATCTAACGGTACCTTGTAAAATATTTTTTTATTGATTATAGTATTTTCATTTTCCTTTTTAACATAATCTGAGTAAATAAAAAAATCAAATTCTAAAGAATTAATACGTTCCAACATTTTTTTTCCAAAAAAATCCTTTTTATTTACTGAATAAATTATAGTATTATTTTTAATAAATTCTATATCATCTTTTTTATTACGAATATTATAATTTTCAATTAATTCATTTAACCTAGAATGTTTTAAAAAAATATTCAAAAACCTACTCATTTTTGAGTAATAATTGTTAAACCAAATTTGTAGGATACTATAAAAATATATTGTTTTCAAAGATATATACACAAATATTTTTTCATATTTATCATTATAATTTTTTTGTAAATAGTCATTAAATAGAAATAACAGTAATAAAGTTTGTAATAATGAATAAATGTACATAATATATATATAATTATTAGTAATGATTTTTTAAATTATTTTACAATATTTTATTATTGATATATCAATATAATTTTTATATATCAATTTAACTTTGGTATTCAGGACTACTAGTTTCCCAATTAGGATATGGGGTTTGAGCTGTTGGCTTAATAGAAGATTCTACAGTATTATTTACTGATGGATTTGGAATAATAATATTTGGAGAATTATAATATACTGGATGTAAGAGTGGATTATATTGAGGATCATATATAATTATATTACCTAAATTATCTATGGTTATACCATTACCACACTTAGTATTTGAATTATAGTATTTATTAGAATTTATTTTTCCAGTTGAAGCATCTAGTCCAAAAATATATAACAAAATACTAACTATCACAGTCATTAAAAAAAACGGGATAAATACAATTATCCAAGATACTACACCTAATCCTTGTTCACAAAGAATATTTAATAAAAATGTTACCATTATCATTACTATGGTTTTCATAAATGCTGTATTATACATCCCTTTAAATGAATCTATAATTATTTGTGTTGATGAAAAAATTAGATAAATAATTGCAGGAGAACATAATTTTATCATTTATAATATATATATATTTATTTATTTTTCATCTTCATAAAAGAATGGTTCAGATTCTTTAAAATAACCTATTTTTTTACCAATTTCTCCGTCTTCGTTTAATTCAAATATGAAGCCATTATCTTCATTGTTTGTGCAATATGTAATATCATCTATTTCAATTTCAAAAAACTCTTCTTCTATTTCTTGCTCAAATTCATCTTTATTTTTTGAAACAGAGTCATCAGCATCATCATTATCGTGATCTTCTTCTTCTTCTTCATCCTCAGTTTCTTTTTCATTTTCAGTCTCAACTTCAACTTCAATATTAACATCATTATTTGTAGAAAGGGGTTTTTCTTCTTCCTCCTCTTCCTCCTCTTCATCTACTTCCTCCTCTTCCTCTTCCTCTTCTTCTAGTTCTTCCTCTTCCTCTTCCTCTGCCTCTTCTTCCTCTTCATCTTCTTCCTCTTCTTCTTCTTCCTCTTCATCTTCGTCGCTATCTTCGCCGTGTTCATCCCCATCTACCCCTTCCTGTTTGGAGACATCATCATTTACAATATATTCCATACTACATAGTTCCGATTCTTTTTGTTGAATAATTAATTTAATATTTTCTTTTTCTTCTTTTTCTTCTTTAATAAAAACTTCAGAAGGGTTATATTTTAAATTTTCTATTTCTACTTTTAATTTTTCTATTTCCAGCAATAATTCTTTTATTATATTATTTTTTTCAATAAATTTATTATTTACAGCTTCTTCTACCAGTTCACTAGTCATATTTTTTATACTATCAAACATTGTAATTTCACCACCTGTAATATCAGACTCTGAATCAGATTCTGAATCAGATACAAGCGATATACAATTCTGTGTTTTGTTACCATATATAGCATTTTTAACATAAGGTAAATTCATAATAGCTGTATGTGTTTCTTGATAAATATTATAATTTTCAGTAAATTCACTTAAAATATTATTCAACCCTTTAATAATAACAGAATTTATTTCTTTTAAAATTGGTTCAGTATTATATTTAGTATGGTTTAATTTGGACATTATGATATTTTAATATATCAAAATTCGTTTAATATGATTTTAAAAATAATTTATCTAATTCATATATGGAACCTTCTACTTTAAATATTGACGCAGAAACCATTGATAAAATGGTTGATGTAATTTTAAGACAAACCAATTATACAAAAGAAGAGGCTATGTGCAAATTAAAAGAATCCAATTATGATTGTTTATTAGTTATAAGAACATATTTTGGAATATCTGACAAACCAAAAACAAATAAAGTAAGCTCTATTAACCAAGAAATATATAAACAACTCAGATACAATTTAGATTCTTCAATGCGTGATTATAAGAATAGAGTTCAAGAAGGATCTGCTAGGAACTTATTATAAAATTATTTGTGTTTTTTTTGTTTTTTACTTATAATTTCATTTTTCATAGATTGTTTATTACCTAATTCAGGTAATTTAGTTACACCATAAATCACTGCGTTAATATTTGATATATAATCAACTGCAATAATTATTAAAATAGCAAGTAGTAATAATAAAAACTTTTCATAGTGTTCTATAATATAATTTGCACTAAAAGTTATATTATCTAAAATATCAAAAATAAAAATATTATCCATACAATATTACAATAAAAAATAATATACTAAAAAAATTTAGTATATTATAATTAACCTTTCAAATATAAATAAATCATTGCATTCCAAATTTTTCATTTAGTATATTATTTTTTGTTTGTTTTTTATTCAGCCTTTTTTTAATTTGATATGCGTTTGACGGTATAATTTTATTATTAATAATAAAGTCATCATTATCTTCGTGCAATTCTGGTAAAACTCTTGTCAACGGCTTATCTACAATTAAAAATAATCTTTCATTTTTTAATAAAGACCTAAATTCTTGTATTGATAAATTTCCATAATATTTATCAAGCATATAATATGGATTAGGTGCGGGCTTAATATTTTTCTTATAATCATAAATTTTAGAATAAATATGATTTATTAAATGATATCTTTCAAATTTTGAAGAACTATCAATATTTTCTTCCATCAAATGAGCGGTTGCACATTCCGGACTACAGAAACACCCATATACAGTGTAAGAATCCTTAATATAATGTTTTGGTATATAAACTGGTGGATTATCAAAGTCATAAGTACACCAAAAACAAGCAGATTTTTTATCACTAATATTATTAATATGCAAATTATGCTGTAAAAGCTTTATATTTTTCCAAGTATCTTTTGTTTCGTTATCTTTTTTTTTATAAAAATCGTCTTCTTCAACCAAATAATCATCATCATCATCGCACCTTTCAGCTATAATTGGTTTATTTTCATTAAAATTATTTTGAAATAAACTATCATTATTACTAATAATCTCATAAGATATATTATTTTTTGAAGAAAAATTATAGCTTTCAATATTATTTTCTATTGAACTACTATTTTGTAAATCTTTTAATGAGCATTTTAAATGTAATATAATATTTGGTCTAATATCTTTATTATTATTTAAGGGTAAAATTTGTTGAATAATTTTGCCTCCTTTAGGTTTACGACCTCTTTTTTTACCTACATTTTTTGTATCATTTAAGGGATATGACGTATCTGTTATTTCTAATAAATTATTAGAATCAATATTTTCATTTACCTCTCCAATTATATCATTTGTACATTCTTCTTTTATGGAAACAATTATATTATCTTGTTCTGTATTTTTATTAGAAATAGTATTTTCTAATTTTTCTTTTGCTTCTTCAATTTCTTTTTTAGATTTTCTTCCTCGTTTTTTTACATTTTCATTTAAAGGAGGATCAGCCGTTACGTTTACAGTATTTATAGCATTTTTACTTTTGGGCATATTTTATATACTTTAATTACAATAATAATTTAAATAGTTTTAAAATATACTTTAATCTATTACACCGACCGAAAAGAAAAATGAGACAAAAATATTACACATTTTCTCAGCCCATTTTATATGAGAAAAAGTATACAATAAAAAACAATTATCGGTTAATTAATAAGTTACAAGGGTTAAAAAGCATACAAGTTTATATTATAGTAAAATACAGATTTTTATTTATACATGATTTCTGGAAATAGAGTAACCGTACAGAATATCCTCATAAGGCTCGCCCTCCTCAAAATCTTCGTCGTAGTCTTCTTTCTTTACATCGTAATCCAATAACGATGTATGGAAATAACCTTTTCTATAATGACATAAATATTGTATAAAGTACTGGCGCTTGGTGTTTGCTATTGGGAGGTCCAACCAATAATCAATTCCTGAAATACATCTTACTTTCGGAATGCCGCTAAGAATATTGTATCTCTCATCATTTTTATCTATTTTATTAATTTTAATAATTTCTTTACCACGAAATACGAAGTGATTGTGGTAGTCAATAATATTTCTTTCAATGTCCATGTCCATAGGAATAGTAGAAGCCATATTGTTAAATAGTTTGAAGAGAAAGTTATAACTCGTTATGAAATAGTATAATGATATAAATAATAATAATAAAAGGTATTTCAATTTTTTTTATTATTATTATTTTTTATAATAACTAAAAAATATAAATATTTATGTGTAAAATAACAAAAGAATATTTAACAAATTACTTTAAATATAGTTATAAAATATACAAATAATAATTATGGGATTGTCTCATTTTTCTTTTCGGTCGGTGTAATCTATTTATAACGTTTCTACAAAATTATCCTATTTTTATAACATTTTCTACAAACAGGTATATAATTATCAGATCCAACTACTGTTTGCTGTATTTCATTTGTTAAACGCATAGTAAAAATTCCAGGGGTTCCGTCTTTACATTTTGAACATAAAGATGTTAATTTAGTTATTTTATCACAAAGAGGTATCAAATCCAATATACAACCGAATTTTTTTCTCTCAAAATCTCCATCTAAACCGCAAATATATATTTTTTTATTAAATTTCAACATATCTTCAACAACTTCATACAGATCAGGAAAAAATTGGCCTTCGTTTATAAGAATTACTTCAGAATTTCTTAATAATTTATGAGATTGTAGCTGATCGCTATCCGGATCATTAAATCCATAATCCATTGTCCAGAAATAATTTATTTCAGAAGTTTGTAAACAAGGAGCCATAATTTTATCGTGAGTTGAAACTAATGTATCGTGATATCTTTTGTCTATTGAATGATTTATAATACAAACAGGAATATTGCAAAATTTACACTGTTTATAAATATCTAATATTTTTGATGTTTTACCAGAAAACATAGGTCCTACAATTAATTCAAGATATCCGCTTTTATTTGAATGAGACATTTATAATTATTTATTATTTGTCTTTAATATTTTAGATTTTTCTAATATCTAAAATATGAATAAATATTAAATAAATATTAAATATATATTAAATAATATTTAATGTATAATTATAATACTTAAATGAGCAAAATACCATTTGTAGAAGCACACCGGCCAAAACATTTTGATGATATTGTATTAGATCATTTAAATAAAAAAATATTAAAAAATATTATACAAACTGCATATTTTCCTAACCTACTTTTTTATGGGCCTCCAGGAACTGGAAAAACTACAACAATTATAAACTTAATTAATTCCTACCAAGAAAAAGTGGGTGTTAAAAATAAAGACTTAATAATACATTTAAATGCTTCAGATGAAAGGGGTATAGATATAATTAGAAACCAAATTAGCTGTTTTGTAAATTCAAATCCATTATTTAATAGTGGATTAAAGTTTGTTATATTAGATGAAGTTGATTATATGACAAAGAACGCACAACAAGCACTAAGATATTTATTGCAAAACTATTCAAACTCTGTTAGATTTTGTTTAATATGTAATTATATAAGCAAAATTGACGAGGGATTGCAAAATGAGTTTATTAGATTAAGATTTAATCAATTGCCTAATGATGAAATTATTAAATTTTTACAGCATATATCAAATTCTGAAAATTTAAATTTAACTATGGAATCATTATCATCTATTCAAAAATTGTATAAATCGGATATTAGAAGTATGATTAATTTTATACAGACAAATCAAGATATTTTAAAAAATCAAAAAAATGATAAATATAATATTGTAAAGTTTAATATAATTGATAATAAAATATGGGAAAATATATTAATACAAATTAAAGATAAAAAAAATATAGAAGAAATTAATTTATATATTCACAATATTAGTATAAATTACAATATAGATAAAAAAAATATAATTAAAGATTTCATAAATTATATTATTCGTAATAAATCTAATATATTAAATAGCAAATTTTTTAATTTTGTTGAGAATTTAATGCATTCACAAAACCTAAATAACCATATACATATTTATTATTCACTTTCACAATTATCTGAGCTCTTATTAGATGCGTAAACCATCATTCTTTTACTTAATTTAATCATAAACTCATTAGGTGGAGAACTTTTTGTAGGATCAAAAAAATTTTGTTTTAAACTATATTCTCCTTTTGGAGTAGAATTTTTTGTATTTGTAGATAAATTTTTAGTGATATTTATAATATTGCTTTTCTCATGGATGAAGGGCGTGTTTGAATACATTCTTTATATTATATATAAAAGAAAATAATTGAAATAAAATTAATATAAAGAATATAAAGGTAAATTCAAATTAGTTATATGGCTATAAGCGTAAATATCAATGATGAATGGGATAATTTTATATCTTCAGATTATGACGGAGATTCATCTGACGAAGAAGAAAATCATATTATAAAACATATACCTGAAGAAATTATTTCATCTAATGTTTTTAATGAGTTTAATTCGGAATCTCCTAAATGTTCAGATATTTACATATCAACAAAAACAAAAATAGCATATTTAAATCAAGTAATTAATTTAAGTGAGTTATTTTGGAATATTCCTATAATACAATATGCTAAACCTTGTAATGGAGTAGTTAAAAAACAAATGAAATTTAATTCACTATCAATTGAAGAACTAGACTTTATAAAAGATAAACTGAAGGATGAAAAATGTTATGATGAACACATTATAACTAGCATTAATAACCCGAGCGGACGTATAAAATTTAAAGATATTCGTAAAGTTAGCATTGGAATATCTAAAAAGGATCTAATAAGTTATAGATCTAAAAAGAAAAGCGCATTTTATAACTGTTTTGTTTTAATACTTAGAATGAAGGTAAATGAACTGTTTAAAGAGTTTCACGTTAAAGTTTTTAATACAGGAAAACTAGAAATTCCAGGAGTTCAAAATGAAACCTCATTCAAAATGGTTTTAAGTTTACTTATTGACACGCTTCAACCGTATGTTTCAGAAAAATTGGAATATAAAGAAAATAGCGAAGAAACTGTTTTAATCAATTCAAATTTTAATTGTGGATTCTTTATAAATAGAGAGGCGCTATATGATATATTAAAAATGAAATATAATATTCAAACCATATATGATCCGTGTTCATACCCAGGGATTCAATGTAAATTTTATTATAACCCAAGTATAGATATACAAACCGGATCTCAAATTTCATCTGAATATAAATTATTACATACGGATATAACACAGGTTTCATTTATGATTTTTAGAACAGGTAGTGTTCTTATTGTTGGAAAATGTGATGAAAACGTATTGTTTATTATTTATGATTATTTAAAAACCATTTTTACAAATGAATACAGTAATATTTGTCAACCAAATATAAAACCAGATGAATTAGACAGTGTAATAGAATTAAAAGATAAAAAGAAAAAGGCACGAAGAAGAAACATTACTATAAATATTATAAAATAATTCAGATATTATTTAGCTTATTAACCACGATATAAGCTTTTCAGGAGTTTCGTTTAAGCACTCTTGTGAATGGTATAACATTTTAGTTTTGCACTTTTGAATTAAATCTAGATTTTTATTAATTTTTTTTATAAATATAAGAATTGTTTCAAAGAAAAATTTACTATCATCTATTTTATCGTATATTTGTTCTATAAAGTTTTCTATATTTGATAATTGTAACTTATTTAAATTTAAGTTATGTAATTTATGATGAATTTGCTCAAAATAATCTATGTTACTTTTATTATATTTTAAATTATCAAGTTGAAGTATTTTATTTATAACAGTTCTATAAATATTTATGTATATGTTTATCATATTAAATTTATTTAATGATTCTTCAGAACAAATTGCAAATATTTTTTTATATTCACTATTAATATCAAAAATTGTTTTTTTATAAACATAAGTCGTTGCGTCGCGTGAAGTTAACTGTAAAAACATTTTTTCATCTTCAGTTATTTGCTCAACAAATTCAATATAAAAATAAAATGATTTCTGACAATGGTAAATTGTCAATTCAATATTTTTTGTATAATACAAAAGATAGGAAAACACATTTGTTATTGTGGATAATCCTCTAATAACAATAAATTTAGAGTAACTTGTATTTTTAAATTTTATATTTTCTATTATAAATTTAAAATATTCATTTATAAGTTTAAAATATTTGTCAATTATTTCAAAAATACTTGATGTTAATTCTTTCTTATAATTATCAATATTGTGTAAAGAATTATTAGTATCTTTATTAATAATAGGTTTCATTATATAATATATTATCAATATTTAATTAAAAATATATTAATTTAATTAATATTTAAAGACTAATAATTTTAATTTATATAAAATGACTGAAGCACCAAAACCAACAACAAGTGAGTCTAATTTAAATTATAGATTACCTTCGGACGTTACTTTAAAACACGCTGCTAAACTTGGAATTGTAGAGGATAAACCAATAATGTTAGATTATTGGACGGCTTCACTTGATAAGAAAGCATTAGTTGGAGCTAAAGAAACCGGTGAAAAATTATTAGTTAAAAGTGAAGATGAATATACTTCATCTATTGCTAAGTTTTATAAGTCAGGTTCTGAATATATTATTATAACAGAAAACTCTATTTACATTGTATCTAATGATATTCCTACTAGAAAAATTAGTTAAACCATATTTACAGTATAATTTATTATTGTTTATTATTTAATTACTTAAATAATAAAAAATACAGAATTTAATTAAAATAAACGGCCATTTGAAGGCCTTTTTCTTGAAAATCAGATTTTATATAAACATTTTTAACAGATTCTTCACAATCTAGAATTACTTTATAGCAGTTATTCTCTCTTGCGTATAATTTCAATCTGTGTAAAATATTTCTACATATGTGTTTACCTCTATGATTTAGATCAACCACTATATCTTCAATATGTCCTACTGATTTACATCCTCTGAGTATTTTTGGTTCAATAATAACTGTACCACTACCAATTATATTTATATTAGAAGCATCCTCGTTTTTGATATATGCAACTATAATACAACCAATATTATGTATTTTATTTATATTATCTATAAACATCTCATTACTTATGTCTTCAACAGTAGTAAGATTAGATAATAAATATAAATATTTGTTTTTAATGATTTCAATATAATCTGGATATTTCTTAATTAATTCTAGCAATGTATTATATTGTGTGGATACCATTGTTTATAATAAATAAAAAATATATTATAAATATATAATAAATGACGAATTTTAAAGGTTTTGGTTCAGGAAGTAATTCAAATGGAAATTTTTGGTATGGTAATTCAATAAATTTTCCTGGGTTTTTATATAAAAAAAATGTTGGAGTAGGCGGAAGAAGAAGTACTAAAATGACCCCTGGAGGAAATATATCTTGCAATAGTGAAACATATTTATACAATAAATATAAACCCGGAAGTGGTGGTATAGGAGCTTCTAGTATATCTAATAGACGTGCTAAAAATAGATTAGCCACTATTTGCGATACTACACAATCGTGCGGTAGTTTTTATCAATATTTGGGAAGATATGATAATTATACTGGAAATCCTAATGGGTATTTTTTATCTAAATGAAAATAAGTTAATATAAATATATCTTTATAATTTAATTGGATTTGTAATTATTATATGGTCTGTAAAAATGATTATCAAATTTAGTTCTAGCATCATAGAATGATACCTTTCCAGGAGGATTATACGAGTAATTATAATTGGTAGTTGGTCTAAATCCTGCCGATACAGGTGTTTGTGCAGAGTTTATATTTAAAAAAACCATATTGTTATAGCTTTTTTTTATTGCATTAGGATTAGTATTACATTGAGTATTATAGTTATTCCAGTAATATCTTGTAACACCTATACTAGGTGCAGTTCCGCTTTTCATAGGCCCTGAAAAAGTATTATTATCAATATTGTTTATATATGAATCTTTACATCTTACAATACGAGGTCTACCAGCCATTATATATATATCCAAATTTTAAAAAGTGTGTTAAAATATATTATAATTAAGTATTCAAATATTTAATTATAAAAAAGCTTTAGGGGAGAATCGAACTCCCAATCTTCAGTTTACAAGACTAATGCCTTAACCATTGGGCCACTAAAGCTTAGAGTGTGTTGGGAGAGTTATCAAAATAATTAGTGCGCACATAATTTTTGACATAAATATTTGTATTCACTTACTTGAGAAGTAAGTTAAATATTCTACCTGATAATAGAACTCATCTGGGAAACTCCTAATAGTTATTTTGTATAACTATCAGATGCAATTATATTTCTCTCCATATTAACAATATAATAATTCTTTAAATCATTTACAGGAAAAAATATTATTTATAAAATTTCGCCTAATTTACTAATTTGTTCATCTGTTAACTTATCTGGGAAATTTATGTGGAAATGTATAATTAAATTACCTGTATTATTTGCACGTGTTAAACCAAGTTTAGGTATTGTTTTTTTATATTCCGGATAAACAATACTGCCTGAATTATTGTTGAGAGTGTAACTTTTACCATTTAAATGTTTAAGTTCAAATGTAAATCCACATAAAGCGTCTTTTAAAGTAATTGTTTTTTCTAAAATTAAATCTAGCCCAGATCGTTTAAATTGTGTTTCATTTATAATTTTAAAAATGAGTTTTACATCTCCTTTACACTGTTCGTTTATAATATTACCTTTATCTCTTATAATTATTATTTCATTATCATCTAAACCTTCAGGTATATTAATATATATTGTTTCTTTTTCAATTGTTTTAGTGTTATTATCAATAATCCATCTTTCAATATCAACTGGTATGGAGGTTGGTGTGATGATTTGGTCTATATTTATTTGTATATTCTTAATAATAGGTGTTGGTTTTTGTATTGCTTGTTGGAATCCCATAGGGCCACCGTGGAATATATGAATTCTGTGACCTTCAGGCATTCCGGGCATTCCGGGCATTCCGGGCATTCCAGGCATTCCAGGCATTCCAGGCATTCCAAATGCACCTCCAAAAAATGATTTAAATATTTCATCTATAGGCATTTCCATTCCACCCGATTGAGAATTCATTCGCATAAATGGATTTGGATTGGACCGTTTAAAATCATATTCTTGCCTTTTGGTATCGTCTCCTAAAGTTTCATATGCTTCATTTATTTGTTGGAATTTTTTTACACAATCTAAATTCCCAGGGTTTTTATCTGGATGCCATTTCATTGAAAGACTTCTATATGCTTTTTTAATATCATCTTTACTAGATTTTTCATTTACACCTAAAACTTCGTAAAAATTTTCTGACATTTATTTAATAATATTATTTTAGATATACTTAAATAATTATTTACGTATATAATTAATAATGGAATTGCAAGAATCCCTTTTTATTAATAAATTTCAACCTATTTATTTGGAAGACTTTGGAATAGATGAAGATATAATTAAAATGCTAAAGATATTAATATCAATGAATCAATTAAATATTTTACTTATCGGTGATATAGCATCTGGTAAATCATCATTATTAAATTCAGTAATAAGAGAATACTACAAAGGATATGAAAAAAATATATATAATGAGAATCTTCTCTATATTAATAGTCTCAAAGAACAAGGTATAAATTATTATAGAACTGATGTTAAAACATTTTGTCAAACTTCTTCTAATATTAAGAATAAAAAAAAATTTGTTATTCTTGATGATATAGATCTTATAAATGAACAGAGTCAACAAGTATTTAGAAACTGTATTGATAAATTTAGCCATAATGTACATTTTATAGCATCTTGTAGTAATATGCAAAAAGTTATAGAGAGTCTTCAATCACGATTTACTATTATTAAAATAAAGCCTTTAGCGAGAGAAAACTTGGTAAAAATAATTAACAAAATAAAACATACTGAAAACATTGAGATAGATCCTGATGCAGAAGAATTTATAATTAATGTTTCAAATAATACTGTTAAAATTTTAATTAATTATATGGAAAAATTCAAATTACTTAGAGAAAAAATTACATTGAATTTAGCTATTCAATTATGTACAAATATTAGTTTTGTTACTTTTGAAGAATACACTGAATTAATTAAAACTAATAAACTTGTAGATGCGATTAAATTAATTTATCAAATATACGACAAGGGTTATTCGGTAATGGATATACTAGATAATTATTTTATATTTATTAAAAACACAAATATATTGAATGAAGATGAAAAATATAAAATCATCCCTTTTATTTGTAAATATATAACTATCTTTCATAATATTCACGAAGATGAAGTAGAATTATCATTGTTTACAAATAATTTGATAAATACTTTGTATTCTGTATAAAATAATGATTTTTGTATTTTATATTTTATATTTATTTATTATAATGTCAACACAAATATTTAAAAAATATGTACCAAATGAAATGCTATTTAATTTATTAGATTCAATATGCATGAAAAATGAGAAACATTATATTTTAAATATAAACTCTTTTAAGAAAGGTATATTTAATGAATCTATTAAATATTTTGTTGAAAATTGTAAGATATATTATCACAATTCTAAACAAAAATATTTAGAGAGAAAATTAACATATAACAGCTTTACAACTATTATACGACAGATCTGCAACTGTAATAAAATTACATATACCTCTCAAATTAAGTATGATAAATCTACATATGATATAATATATTACATATATATATAACCATACTGTAAATAGTATATGAATTTATATTATTTATAAATAAGTATTATAAATAATATTTCACAAATAAAATTTTATTAAATTAATATTTTCTTCTAGATGGTTTCGCAGTTTTTTTATTTTTTTTGCTTTTATTATTTTTTGTTTTTGATTCATTAAATCCATCATCATCATTGAAATATTCTATAGGTATCTCTTCAAGTTCTTCATTATCATTTTTATTGGTATCATAACTATAATCTTTATCTGTAGTATCATTTTTGTACATATATAAACATAATCCACTAACCCCTAAAATTGCAGTAGCTAAAACTAATGATAATGTTTCATTCATATTTATAAAGTATTATGTTAAAAATTTAATAGTAATTAAACACATTATTTAACATTTTTAGATGTTTGGTTAACTTTTTTTTATTAAATTTTACATTATCATATCCTGCTAATTCATAACTGTACGATTCATTTTCATTTAAAAACTCATACGTAATATCATCAGAACTAAAAGGTAAATTATCATAATTATAAAGCACATAATTACACAAGTTCTTTCTACAAATAGCAAAACTAATAAAATCGGTTAAATCCTTTGAGTTATTACACATAAATGAAAACGGATAAAATATATATTTTGTAGAATGATTTCTCTTTCCTCTGATAATATATCTACGTTGTAGCTTATCATATAGAATAAATAATACAGTATCTAATTTACCGTCATCAGTTCCATATTCTTCAATTTTTAATACTAAACAGTCAGTTGGTGTACTCATTTATAGTTATAAATCTATTTATATATTTAAGTAGATTTATAATATTATTTTAACCTTATTAGACTTCAAAATAAAATTGAATATTTTTATTTTATACTTATAAATACAACATTTTACAATATGACTTCTATTAGCAATAATAATGAGATAAGTATGCCTCCTTCTCCGCCTTTTATAGGCGATACGCAATTTTTAGGAGGAGAATTTAGATATATAAAAAATTCACACGAACGTACAATGCTGGTTACTGCATACAAAGCAATACAAATGACGGAATCTTGGGATTTTATAAAAAAAGATATAGAATCTTTTACATTTTCAGAAGATAAAATTGTTGATTTAATCAGTAATAAAATTGTTGAATTAGGTTATTGTGGTCATAGTGGGTGTAGTTTTGGTTATACTATGAGGCGTATGCAGTATATTGCAAGGAATGGAGAGAATGAATTTATGAAAAAATATATATCGCAATAATTTATCTGCCTGGGTATTGTTGTTTAGTTATATTATCTCCTAAAAAATTTGGTTTAACACCATAATTTGGTGCTCCTGACGGGACTCTCCAAAATCCAACAAATTTATTTTTCACTTCTTTGTTTATTGATGGTTGAAGAGGCTCTAATATATTATTTCCTCCTTCAGCTGATACAAGTAACATATAATTACCTAATATAGTATTAGATTCTAACACTTGTTTAGCAGACATTCTTGAAAACCATTCATATTTTCTTCTTTTCAAAATTTCATCAGATGGTATTAAAATACCATATAAATTTGGATAAAAATGTATATAATTATCAGCCATTAAATCATCCAATATGATTGGTTTACCTTCAATTGTTTTCGTTCCTATTTCAGAACCCGAGACTATATTTATTTTTTGTTTTTGCACACGTTTTTCAATATATCTGTCAAACTCACCTAAAAAAATACTTGCACTAGTATAATCGTGCGATATTGTTCTTTGCATAAAATCTATTAATTCACCAACCATTTGACAATCCTTTGGAGCCCCACAAAAACTAATACTAGGATAATAATCAAATGTAGTTGAAGTAATATTACGATCAATTGTTTCACAACCAAACATTTTATCTCCTGCTATTCCTTTTTGGTACATACCAATCAAATCTTTAATACATAAAAAAGAAATTGGACACAACAATCCACCATAAATGTGAATTAATTTCATTAATCCTAATTTTCTCATATTATTTAAAATAGGATCTGAAATAGTATTCATATTAATGGACCAGCCAGGTATCAGCCTTTTAAAAGCATTATCATCTATAATACAAATAGTAAAAGAGTTATCACATTGTTGAATTATACTTTTTACTGTTAAATATAAATAAGGTTGGTTTAATTCAAATGAACTACGTGACCCAAAACTTAACCATTTTCTAGAGTTATATTCATATGGAACGTGGATCCAAAGTATAGGTTTTTTACTCTTAGCTAAAGTAACATCATCTAATAAGTATTTTTGTATAGCCTCGTAATTATCTTTATTTTCTTCATTTATGCGTTTATCTTCAAATTTCTTATACAAAATACCTAGGCCTATGAGAATTAAAAAAAGAATAACATAATTTGTAATTGAAAATGGCTTCATATATTATACTATTATATTTTATTTGTACATTTTAGATTATTTTGTTTACATTATTTTGGATTCATTTTTAATGTTGTAGTTAGATGGTTACCACATCTAATAAAAAAATTGTGTAATTGAATAGGATCTGCGCCTGTAATTGAATCATCTGGAATAAAAGTTTGGTTTCCTTTTTTATAACATAATATAACTGGTATACCATTTACCATTTTTTTACTTTTTAAAAAAGAATAAAAGTCTAAACATTGATCTACATCAATTTCTGCACATATAACTTCTGGTGGAGATGATGCAAAAAACCCGTGAACACTGTTTTGTATTAGTTTACAAGGGCCACACCATTCTGCGCCTAATTTAATTACAATTAAGCCTGGATTATTATCTAATAAACGAAAAAATGCTTCTCTATTTGGTATCTCACTTATGACTTGTTTTGACATTATATTTATAGTAATTATTATTTATAACCATAAATAACTTAATTTATTCTTGACTTTTATCAATAATTACTTCTTTCAAAATATTTTTAATAATCTTATCTTCTTTTTCAGAATCATTATCACCTCTTCCACCCATTGCTTCAATTACTAATTTATTATAATCATCTGATTTTTTTGATTCGCTTTTGCTATAATTCGGATATTTCTCTCTAAATTCTGGAAGCAATTTTGTATTTTTGTGAGCTATATATTTTATAGCTTTCCTTAAACGTTTTTTTTCTTCATTTTCTTTTTCCCATTTATCTTCATCTTTTATATACATAACTTCTCTTTTTGAGTCACTACAATGTACTGGTCTTTTATGTATATCCAGAGCTTTTAAATTTTTAACAATTATACTTGATATACCTTCTACAAAACCCAACTTACCAACACTCTCAAGGTCACACAATTGCAATTTAAGAGAGTCTACAAAATCCATAATATTCATAGCATCTTTACATTGTTCGTTTAAAAATACATTTAAATTAAATGTTTTATTATTTGAATTAATATTAGTTAGATTTTTTATTGATAAAGAACTGTTTTCTTTACATAAATTAATTAATTTATTGTTTTGTTCAAATAATATTTTATTTTGTTCTTTAATCATTTCTTTAAAATCATCATTTTGTTTTAGTAATTTAATTACAAATGATGTATCATCACACGTGCTTTGAATATCTGTAATTATATTATATTCTGTAAAAGTGCACACTTTCCTGTGTTTGCATAATCCGCTCATATACTTATAAGTTTTTCCGCAATTACATATATTATGATAAGGGGATTTTTTATTATCCATATTATCCATTTCTGCATTTTTGTGTTTTATCGTGTCAAGATGTTTTTTGTAATCCTTCTTATTAAACGACGAATAGTCACAAATAATGCATACATATTTTTGGGGATTTTTGGGGATTTTTTCGTTATCCATTCTCCTTATATATGGATAACAGAAAATCCCCTAAATTGTTTTTATCTTAAGTAATTTAAAATTTATCGTAACAAATTTTAAATTTTATTTTTTGTACTCTTACCTTAATTTTTGTTTATCGTCACAATTCACGTTTTTCGGACAGTCTTTCTCCTTTTTTGAAAATTGGACATGCCAAAAATGTCCAAAAATGAATTTCTGAAAAAACTCTTGGAAATTTTTTTTCGTTGTTTCTTTAAGTTGTCAAATAAATATATTATTTATAATACGATTGTGGAATTATTTATAATATCATTATAAATAATTTCATATTAGATTCATCAGAACACTCTAATATTAGTTATATTTTATATACAAAATTTATTTTGTTAATTTTTTAGATGTAAAAATATTGTTTTTAATTGCATAGTCATTCGCTTTATTAATTAACTCAATCTGCTTTTCAGGAGGTAATGTTATTAATATTTTTTGCAATGTAGCCATACCACTTTTTGGATTTAATGTTTCACAAGTTAAATTATTAATATTTATTGTATGGTGATTTTCCATTAAAACGTTATATAAAACTTCTCCATTATATTTTATTTTGTTTACATTATCAAAAATATCTACGAAATCCTTAGCTTTTATCATTTGATCTTTATGTAAAACTAAATGATTTTTGCTTATAATTGTTTGTTGTGAAGGAACACCAACATCAATTGAATTTTTCTTGAAACATACTAAATATTTGTCTAGTGTGGTAGTTTTAGTAATGGCTATAATTTTTTTATTACCAATTGTATGAATATTCGTATTTATATCTTCAATATTAATGATTCCTTGATCTGTCATAATAGGAGTGTTTTTAAGAAAACAAACATCAAATATTGGATAAGGGCCTGTAGATCCAGATGACCCAGTGGATCCACTAGATCCTGAGGAACCAGATGCTCCACTAGCTCCTGAAGCTCCAGATGCTCCACTAGCTCCTGAAGCTCCAGATGCTCCTGAAGAGCCAGATGATCCTGAAGCTCCAGATGCTCCTGAAGAGCCAGATGATCCTGAAGATCCACTAGCTCCTGATGATCCAGATGAACCTGAAGATCCACTAGCTCCTGAAGGTCCTGAAGCTCCTGAGGAACCAGATGATCCAGATGCTCCACTAGCTCCTGAGGAACCAGATGATCCAGATGCTCCACTAGCTCCTGAGGAACCTGAAGATCCACTAGCTCCTGAAGCTCCTGAGGAACCAGATGATCCAGAGGAACCAGATGATCCAGATGCTCCATATGATCCAGATGCTCCACTAGCTCCTGAGGAACCAGATGAACCAGATGAACCAGATGCTCCTGAGGAACCTGATGATCCAGATGATCCTGAAGATCCACTAGCTCCTGAAGCTCCTGAAGAACCAGATGATCCTGAGGAACCAGATGATCCAGATGCTCCACTAGCTCCTGAGGAACCAGATGAACCAGATGATCCAGAGGAACCAGATGATCCTGAAGAGCCACTAGCTCCTGAA